CTTCTTTTCCGACAGATACGCGACTTCCTTTCCGTCCTGCCAGAAGCCGATCCTGTCCGGCGTCACCGTCACCAGCTCGTTCTTCGTCCGGTCAATGACGTTCTCCCCGCCGTCCGTCACGGTCGTTTCAATATTGCCCACGCCCACGCCGTACACCGGCGTCACGTCGTTATAATACAGCAGCCCCGTCTTGATGTACTGCTGACTATTGACGGAAAACGCATTGTTGACGCCCGCCGTGTAATCATACAGCTGCCTGATGCCGACGGAGTTTCCCTCGATCGTCAGCTGCGTCTTTTCGAGATACTTCCCGAAATCCGAGATCGCCACATAGCTGCCGGACAGCTTCGTCGACCACGTTTCCGAGTTTGCCGCCGCGAAATCCGCCGTCTTGATGATGAGGGATTTCAAGGCCGCATAGCCCGAAAGCGTGGTCTTCTTCTCCGCCTCGGGAAGGTTGTCCGCGTCAATGGCCTGCGCGATCTCCTGCAGCGTCGCCTTCGCCGACCAGTCGGCCAGATTCAGCTGCTCTGTCACGGAGCACAGATACCGCCGCATGCTCTCCAGCTGCTCCTGCGTCGTCTTCCCCGCGATCGACGGGTATGCCAGTGTCAGACTGCCCATGTCCTCTGCACCTCCTTCCGTGCGTTGTAGGGGCGGACGACTCTGTCCGCCCTCTTTTCGTTTGCGCACAATCCATCGGGCGGGCAGAGTCGCCCGCCCCTACAGAGCGTTCTACGCATCACTTCCAGCCTCCAGCACTCTCGCCAGACTGAACAGCTTCATCTCGCCCTTTCCCGTCAGCCGGAACTTCAGATGGTCGCACCGCGCGGGCCGGATCGGCAGCAGGAACGTCCGCAGCCCCCGGCCCTCAAGGTGCCCGCAGTGCCGCCACACGCCGTCCGAATCATACTGCACCCAGAAGTCGACGCTTGAGCCCTTCGGCAGCTGCATCCGCAGATTGATTCTGGAGACGTACTTCTTCCCGACGAGTCCATACGTCATGATCCCCGTCTCCGCCATCCAGCCTACCGGGGCTTCCAGCGTCCCGACGCTGCCGTACACGGTCCTGAGCGTTCCATTTTCGAGAAAATACAGCTCATCGTCCACCCGGGCAAAGTCCGCCGCGTGGGTATTGTCCTCCCTGTGCCACAGGCCTTTTCGCGTGTCGTAGACGAACAGCGTCCAGTTGTGCGCCGCATCCTCCATGCTGATGAAATATTTGCCGCGCACGCCGCCCGCGACGGCATTGTAATAAAGCGCCGTGCCGAAGCAGCTGCCGATCTCCTGCGGCAGACTCCCGTCGTACACGCACACGCCCATGCGCGACTTGTAATACAGCCGGTCGTCCACCACGACGAGGCTTTTCGATGACCCATTCTGCACGCCCGCGCACTTCTGCACGACCACCTGATGCGCCCCCGTCGCCGACGGATATACCCGGTGGAAGCAGTCCTCCTTGAAGAAGATCGGGCTGTCCGCCAGCGTCGCCGCGCCCGTCCACCTTCCGTCCGTGCCGCAGCTCGCGCGCCACGAGTCCGTCGCCACGCCCTGATAGCACTCCCAGTTTTTGAAGTCCCCCAGCTTGCAGCAGTAGATCTCATTGACCGTCTCGCCGTCCACCACACCGTACTTGCAGCCCCACAGCCGGTTCCCGCTCTCGGTGATGAAGTCCATGCTTGGGACCTTCCGCGCCGTCTTCACGGTCCCGCTCGTCACCTTCGCCGTCTCGTCGACAAGCCCGACAATGACGATATAGCTCTCACCCACGTCGTAGAGGATCTGACTTCCGTTCAGTTTCTCGATCTGCTCGTTTCCCGTCAGCCCCGAAAGCCGGATGCCGTCGTACTGCTGGAAGCCCCTGCCGATGCCGTTCGCCGACAGCTTCAGGTATACCGTCGGCACGCTCACCCACTGGCTTGTCGCTTCCGCCCACTGCTTGAGCGTGTGGAGCTTTCCGGACGTGTCCAGCCAGTACTGCCCGTTCGACGGGCTTTCCGGCTGCGATGCCTGCGAATAACTGACCGTCAGCGCCGACCCATCGACCAAGCAGAGGGAAATTTCCACGTTCGAGCTCGCCGCGTCGACCACGTTCTCCTGCCCCATGTAGCCGTTGTCGGAGTATTTTTCCGTGTTGAAGTAGATCCCGTCCGGGAAGATGCACAGATACGCGCCCATGGAAACGAGCTGCTTTTCTCCCGCCGAGATCGACACGGACGGCATATATGCCTCCATCGAAGCGCCGTTGATGTACAAAACCTGATCCTGCACCCAGCACAGCGCATCCTTCGCCAGAATCCCCTGCACGCCCTCGATCGCCTGCGCCGTGCCCCGCCTTGGCCGCGGCGCGAGCAGCGGATACTCGTCCGCCGACAGATTCTCCATGTCGTAAAACTCCCCGTCCGCCAGCTCGAGGTTGTGGTTGTATCCGAGAAAGACCTCCGTCATCATGGTCTGCTTCTCAGTCTCCGTCAGTTGTGGTGCCAGCATGGCCTTACCTCCGTTTCATCATGTCCAGCGGATCAAAGAGGATCCGCGGCTCTTTCACCGCGCGGATCGGCTTGATCGGCCGAGACATGCAGAAATATCTCCATTCGTCCGCGACATGGTCTTCCATCTTTGTGTCCAGGTCTTCCGCCCGATGCTCGTCATAGATCAGCGTCGGGATCGTCCGGATGAACGCCCTGCAGGTGTTGAAGACATACATCCGCGGGTATCCATCCTCGTCAAACTGCAGCCGGTAGTGGCACTGCATCCAACCTGCAATGCGTTCATTGTCGCCAGGCGTAAAAAATACGCCGTACCGCGCAGCCGTGTCTGCGACCGATTCTCCGCGCGACGCATCCCAGATCGCGGGGTCCGCCACGCCGATGATATTTTTCCCCTTGAGCCACGGGTGCTGCATCTCCGTTTTGTGGATCTCTTCAAACTGTTTGTCCGGTGTCCACTTTACGCCCTCGTTCGGCGTCCGCGTGCAGCCGTACAGCTCCATGATCCGGTAGATCGTCCCGTCATAGTCGACCGCCCACCATGCGCAGGAAAACGGCTTTCCATAGCCAAAGTCGTAGCTCCGGCAGATCGTCCATCCGTCCGGGATTTCAAACGGCTCGATGACATGCGTCCAGCGTCGGTCCTGATAGTGTTCCGGATCGTCCCGGAAGTCCTCAAAGAACTGTCCCTCATAGACGTCCCAGCGTCCGTCCTTCCACGCTGCCCGCAGCGTCGGCGGCAGATTCTCCAGCTCTCGCAGGTAGTCAGGCTGCGTATCCATGAGGACCTTGTTGTCCTCCACTTTTGCCTGAATGAAGAAATAGTCATCCTGATCTTCATCGGGATTGAAATTCCGATCGACGAATACACGCTTAAAGTACGCATGCCCCGGCCCGCCGGGGTTCAGCGTGTAATACGTCCGCTTTGGAAATCCATTCGTTCCGCGCACGCAGAGATTGATCTTGCGGATCCAGCTTTCCTGCAGCTGCCCGGCCTCGTCGATGAACACCACGTCATATTCCGTGCCCTGATACTGCCCCAGGTCCCCTTCGTTTGCGCAGTACCCGAAAGAGATCGTCGACCCGTTCGGGAAGCGAAACATTTTGTCCGACCGGTTGTATTTTGCGAACCCGGCCAGTTCTGCTGTCAGCTGCTCGATGTGGTTATTCTGCAGCTCCTTGTATGTCTTTCGGACGATCAGGATCTTAATGCCCGGATACCGGAACGCCAGCAGCTTCGACTTTGTCCGCACGGCCCAGCTCTTTCCGCCGCCGCGCGCGCCGCCATAGGCGATGTGCCGGTGTTTGTCCTTGAGGAAGAGTGTCTGCTTCGGCTGCGCCCGCCCGAGATCCAGCGTTCTCATTCGCTCGCGTCCTCCGCGTCACATTCCAGCAGCACACGCGGCGTCTGATCCTGCTTTTCGTCCCCGGCGTCTCTGCGATACCGGAACCCATACTCCAGCGCGAACTGCGCGCCCCGCTGAGAATCCCGGTCGAACAGTCTTTCGGCCGTATATTGTTCCACGCGCGTCTGCGCGCGCGAAATCGAGTCCATAAATTCTTTCCTGGCCTTGTAGTTATACAGACTCTGCTTGCTGGAAAAGCCCAGCGCCAGCGCAAGCCCCGGGATCGTTGGCGGCTTCCGCCCCACCCAGACCGGTGTCCCGTCTTTCTGGTTGAAAACGATGTCCCCGTCCTTATCCCGCAGGATTTCTCCCTTGCAGCTCTCAAAATACGCCTCGATCAGCCTTTCGATCTGCTCCACGGATTCATACTTCGGTTTCCTCGCCATGGCTCACGCCTCCCTTCTGCTTTTCAGCATAGCGTATCCGGAAAATCTTTTCACCCCACGCACGCAGAATGAGCGCATACGGCGTTCCGCATGCGCTTCGGCTCTCATTCTGTTCTTTCGTAGTATCGGAGCTTCGCCGCCGCGATGCTGCACCGCACGTAGTCAAAGCTGGCGCAGTATCGCGTGATGTAGTCTGACGTCTCCCGCCGCTCAGGAAATGCGAGCACGCATTCTCCCTCGCAGCGGATCGTCTTTTTCCCGGCCGCCTGCCAGAATGGGCAGATATACTCCCTGTGCCAGTAGTCGCTCGTCCCTATCACCCTTTCGTCTTAAAACCTTACGCATATACAAGGCTTAATTTAAGCGGCTCCCGTTCCGCTTGTGCTCTGATCTTGGATCGACTACATACTTATAATATTGATACCCGTACTTTGTCGTCCGGGCTTCGACGAGGATATAGCCGCGCGGGGCGACGGGCGGGTGCTTGGGGCTGTACTCCCGGACCGCCTCGGTCGCGGGCTCCGGCTCCGGTCGGATGCAGTTTCGGCTGGCCTTGTACCTGTGCCCGCCGAACTCTTTTCTCCAATGCGCGTGCAGGTAGTCGGCCAGCGCCTTATAATCCCGGCCGTGGTCGACTTTGTTTCCATTTTCGTCCATGTAATAGTTGTGTTCCCGCAAATGCCGAACCTCGATCACGCTGCCGAGGCCCCAGATCCTGCCGATCTCCTCCTCCGGAATGCCGTCCGAGATCATGTGCAGATGGAACCGGCTCGTTGACTTGCCCTGTCCGTAGACGATCACGATCCTGGCGTTTGGGTATTTATATAGTAGGCGTCGGTAGAATCTGTCCCGGATGAGTTTCATCTCGTCGGCAGTATGTACCTCGTTCTCGGCGTCGAGCGTCAGCGTGGAATACAGGCTGGTCGGGCCGAAGTTGGCATTGACGAGCGCTTCCAGCTTTGCCTCGGAGATCTTCCGGTTGAATTCGTCCTGCTCTTCCCTCGTCTGGAAGCGCGGCTTGCGCGGTTTGCTGGTCTTTTTGTCCGCACCGTCGGACACGGTATACACGATCTGCGTACATACCTTCCCGGCAAACAGCCGGCGCTTGTGTCTCTTTGCCATCATCCACACCTCTTTCTCCCGGGCGGACAGAGCCGTCCGCCCCTACAGGTCTTCTGCCCGCTCAAAGCGTGGCCGGAAATTCCGGCCACAGTTTCAACGGTCAGTTCGTGTATCCGCATGCCTTGCATGTGCATACGTCTGTCTCAGCGTCCCATTCGCAATCTGATGCCCCGCATTTTGGGCAGTGCCCCCACGCACCGCGCGCTCCTTTTGGGTCTGGCCCTGGCCCATTCAGCTTTGCATGCCACAGATCCCCCTTCTGGCCCGGGTCTTCCCAATGTGCGGTATGCTCACGATTATCCCCGCGCGCCTCTCTTGCCTTCTCGATCCGCATTTCCAGCCGTGCGAGCTTTTGCTTTCTGGCGTACTGTACCTCTGCCGCTACACCGAACGCCCACATCATTTCATCCAGTACGATCTGCACGTCCGCGATCTCCTCGGCGATCTCGTCATAATTGTCAATCAGTCCGTCCCCAAGCCCGCCGCGGCCCGCAAACGTCACCCGCTGCGCCTTGCACAGCTCCTTTGTCAGCTCTGCCATTTCTTCTATTGCAACCGCAATCTGCAAATCATAGCCAAATGTCTCAATCGCAGACCAATAGATGTTTTTTGTGTCTGTCATTCCTGCGCCGCCTCCATTTCCTTGCGCTCTTGCATAAAGCCGTGCAGAAACAGCTCCAGCAGAGCGGCGGCGCGGTTGGTCAGATTTGTGAAATCCTTTTTGCTGATCTGCGGTTTTCCGGTCGTGACGACCTCTGTGTCTGGCCTGCCGATGATCTGGATGGTCGGGTTCGGTTCCAGCGTCTTCGAGCCGTCATCCTCGATCTTGTAGAGCGGCGGCGTGGACTGCTCCATGACGATGCGCGGCGGATATTGCTCGCCGCGGAAGCTGGTATCCCATTGCTGTTTTTCGTAGTATGCGACAAAATTGTCTAGGTCGTGCGCAAACGCGCCCATGATTTCTGCCATTTTGATACTCCCTTCAAATTGCGATAATCTCCCGCCTCGACTGGCGGGTAAATTTGCGCTCCGGGCAGAAGCGGCATTCGGTGCAGCTCCAGGCGCCGCGGTAGTTGTTGCGCGTCGGGCAGAGTGGGTTGTAACAGATCCCGGAGCCTGCCCGCCGCGGGCCGCGGCCGAATTTTTTCTTCTTCGGTTCGGCTTTTGGCTTTTTGGCTGGATCCTTCTTGGTGACGAGCGTGGCCACGCGTTCTTTCCGGAGGCAGCCGCAGCTTTTTGTACGCCCGTTCCGGAGGTATCTTCCGTCCTTGCTGCAGATGGTCCCGCATTTACACCGACAGATCCAGTGTGCCGTGTCTCCTTTTTTGCTGGTATCCCGCCCGATGACGTGCAAATATCCAAAATCCGTGCCCGTCAGATCGACTACGTGTGACATTTCCATTCTCCTTTCGTCCGGGGGCCGGTATTCCGGCCCCCGCAGGCAGGGCGGGCTTTCACCGCCTGCGCACCGGCGCGCCGCGCTCGCTTGTCAAACGCTGCGCATCTCCGGGCGAGCCGCCCTTGACTGCCGTCAGGCGGCTTATAAAAAGGAGGCAAGCGATGCACGGAGGCTATGCGAGACCCCCGTGTGGGGTAACGTTGACTGGTTCCATTCGCGCGCACGTTCCACACGCGCTTTTTATCCCCGGCGCACAGAGCTTGAGGGAGTTTCCTGTGCGCCGGGTGCAAAGCCGTGGTGATCCTCCCGCAGCCGTCTCATGGCGGAGCGGCTGCGGCATAAGTCCGATAAAATATGTACCCCGGCTGATTGCCTATGTCTCCGGGCGGATATCCTTGTGGTAAAGGCCATCTTCACCCCTGACCAGCGGCAGCGCTCTGCGCCGCTCCCGCTCCTCCGGGTTCCAGCCGCATTTCAGGCAGCAGGCCGTCGTGCGGTTCATGCAGGCGCTCCCGCTTTTCGGCAGGCCGCAGGGCATTCCCGGACGGCCCTCGTTTTTTTCTTCCGGCATTTTTAAATCTCCTGTATGTCGATTCCAAATTTTGACCGCATGAATTTCCGGTTGCGCAGATACTCCTTTGTCCGCGTCGGCTTGGACTTCACATCCTCGACGACGAGCTTGCCTCCGAATTTGTACGAAAAGTCCGCCGTGTACCGCACTGCTCGGATCCGCTCTCCGGTCTCTGTCATATAAGATTCCTGCAGCGTGAATTGCGGCTGCAGCCGCAGATCGGAGATGATCCCGGCCCGCAGCATGACCATCAGCTCGTCATACCGCCGCGCCTCCTTCTGGCTGTCGAAGCGCAGCTCTCCTCGCTCGGCGGGCGCGCTGTGATACTTCGAGGCCTTCTTCGGCGCCGCGGCAGCCCCCGGCATCTGCTGCCGTGCATACAGCTCCCGCATCCTCGGCGGCATGTCCGCCATGCTCTCAAACCGCAGTCCGCTCATTCTGGTGTTTCTCCCTTTTTCACTCCGTATCTGCAAAAATCATTCTCGGTTGGGCAATACATGCCGTGCTCCTCAGAGCAGATGACAATACCGTTTGCGTCGGTTCGCACCTTGTGTTTGCAGTCCCTGCACCGCACCACCTCCGCAACGTCGGCGGCGGGCACTTTTTCAAGTAGTTTTACTGCAACGAGTACGGCGCAATTCCCGCACAGCCCAATGTCCGAGCACGTTCTGCATTGCTTCGATTTTATGTATTTCACCGCCGCTTCGCGGCTGATGTATTCGTCAGCCATCTTCGTCATCTCCAAAGTGCTCGTCGTATTCTTCTGGCGTGATGAACTGAATATCGTCGCCGGTATAGCCGAGCCTGTCGAGGCACATCAGCTCAACCAACGTATCCTTGTTGACACACTTGCACAGATCTTCATACGGGATTGTGTTTTTTGACTCGAAGCTCATCTGCGCTCCGAACTCTCCTCGGACGGTAAAACACACTCTGTTTTTAATCATCCTTCTTGCCCTCCATTTCCTGCAAAGCCTTCTCGGCTTCTTCGCGGCTCAAAAATACAGTTTTTCCTATGGAACTTTCCACGCATGGGCAGAACGGGTACGTTTCAATGTCCCACCGTTCCTGTATTGCGAAGTATTTCATGATCCCGACTTCTTGCTCGAAGATTTCTCCGGCAAACACTCTGTATAATTTATCGCCCACCTTGCACGGCAGCACCACCAGCCGCCCGTCCTTGTCGGCCTCGGCAAGCTCTACGAGCCTGCTGATTGGCGTATTGTTGAGCGTTTCGAGATCAACCATGTGCTTTGCGGCCAGCGCAAGCTTAACCGTTTCCACTGCTTCCGGTTCAATCCCCGTGTCCTCGTAGGCCGCAAGGCGCTCACACACCGCTGTTTCAAACGGGCAATCCTTGATTTTGCACCTGCCGCCGTAGCACGGTTCTTTGAAGCAGCGTGGATAATAGGCATGACGGGTTTGTCCACCATTCCATTCAGTCAGTCGTTCCATAGTTCTTCCTCCACATACCGCCAGCTCTGCGGCGGGCGGGTGATTGGCTTGGGTTTTGCCTTGAGCGCTACCTCTACCTCATTTGGCACAGCGTAAAATTCCCGCAGTTCGCGCGGGGTGTCGTAAATCTTGAGATTGGAGATGTGCCAGCCGAAGCCGGTGGCAGCTCCGAGATACCGGTGCAGCTCCGCAGGCTCTAGGCAGGTTGGCCGCGCAGCATCCGACTGGATCCTTCCCGCGCCGTTAATGTTGATGATCTGATCGCACAGAAATTCCCCGACAACCTTTTGCCGCTTATCCCATAAGCCAGTGGTCGGCGCTTTTTCCGTCTTTATGAAAACCGGCTTGCCGTGATACGTCTCTCCATAATTCTCATCGCCGTCTTTCATAATGGTGAGTAGCTTTTCCTCCGGTTTTGTGCAGTAGATGTAGCACTTAAACGGCGTATCCATCTTCGGGCGCGTCTTGCGCACCTCGATCGTTTTCTCTCCGCTTATGATCTTCTCGCACCACTTCGGGCGAATGCTGATCAAAACAGCTTTCATGCCTTGCCTCCTTCCTCCGGCGCTCCCGGCAGCGGCATCCAGTGGGTGACGGTGCACGGCAAGGCCATGCACAGCCACGTCCCGGCCTCTTTGTGATAATTGCCAATATCAACGCCAAAGTACGGGCTATAAATCATGTAATTTATAAGCGTATTGTCTTCTTCGTTTTTCCACGCCTCTGGCAGCCTGTCCTCCACGCTAATCCACTGCGGCACCTTCTCCCGCAGCGCCGCGTTCTCGGCGGTCAGGCGCTCGATCAGGTCGGCGGCGTGCAACCCGAGCCGCTCTTTGCAGTTAAGCTTACACGGAAGCGGATCTTCTTCCGTCATATTTTTCGCTTTACAATCACTGCATACTCCGAAGCCAAAGCAGCAGCGCAGAGATTCTATCGTTTCTTTGTAGTTCATAGTGTTACATCCTCCATTCCTTCAAGAACCATTTGTCCCGGCAAAACGCCGTCCTCCATCCACCAGCGATACACGTCTTCTCCGGTCTGCCAGAGCCCGCTCAAACCTTTTCTTTTTTGGCATTCGAGCATCCTGCCGAACGCCCTGATGTAAGCATCCCTGTATTTTGGGTATCTCGTAAACTGCTCTTTCCGGTGTTTCCCAGCCATCGGGCATCCGATGCAGCCAATACGAGCAAATCCGCAAGCATAAAGCGGGTTCATGCAGATTTTTTCTGCCGCGCAGTAATCCCAGATATCGGCATTCTGCCAGTCGACAATCGGGTTTACGGTTCGCGTACCTTTTAACTGGCAATTTTCCAGCAGCATGCGTCGTTCATCATTATCATCCATGAGGATAATCCGCTTTGCCTTATCCCTGTGGAGCTTTTCCATAATGCCGCGGGTCGTTTTGCGCTTTTGCGATTCCGCCCAGCGAACGCCGGTAGCAATCCAGCGCCCGCTCCCGCTGGTTTCTTTGAGTTCAGCGCAGCAGTACCGTACCAGCCGCGTCGGCGGCATACGTTTTTGCGGGATCAGGTTCCACATCGTCACGTTCCCGCCGTCCGGCGTCCGGTGCGTATCGATGTCGCATTTTACGCCAGCCAGCTCCAAGCGGTGGAAGGTATCCCGTACGTGCCATACGGTTTCCGGTGCGTCCGCCGTGGTCAGCGAGTGCAAAACCTCATACTGGATACCGGCTTTGCCCGCCAGATGCAAAAGCACGTCCGAGTCCTTGCCGCCCGAGTAGGTAATCACAAGCGGCTGCTTGTATACCCGCAGGGACATTTCATCTGCAAACCGCAGCCGCTCAATCGCGGTTTGTTCTAAGTCCATCGGTCCAGCTCCTCCATCAATGCCTTAAAAATCGGGTATGCCTGCTGCGGCACTACGGCGTTTCCGAGGCATTTAAGTCTGTCCACCCTTGCGGGAACCCCATGAGCCACTCGACCCACATCGGGTTCAGCTGTCCAGCAACGTCCGTCCGCAAGCTCCTGTGATTGTTTCCGCCGTGCGATCCCTGCGCATCCGCTGCGCAGGGCGTTGTCCACAAGCCTTTCGTCCGCGCAAGCACGTGCTCCCGCAGATTGGATAAGCCTCCACGCTCCCCCTGATTGCTTGCAAATGTCGTTTTCCCGTCCGCAATCAAATTGATTCTCTTTTCTGATGCTATCGTGCAGCCTACTGTCGTCGGTGTCGGCCACATCTGCGATTCCGACGAAGAATACCCTGGACCGTCTGTGCCAAGCTCCGACAGCCGCAGCTTCAAAATTGAACACGACGACGTGATAGCCTGCACGCTCCAGATCCCTAACCACCTGCCCGGCGGCAATGCGGAGGATTCCAGGTACGTTTTCACCGATAACGCAACGCGGGCGCAGTTCTCGGATAACTCGCAGCATCTCCGGCCAGAGGTAACGATCATCCCCCTTTCCCTTCTGCTTTCCAGCCACGGAGAAGGGCTGGCATGGGAATCCCCCAGAGAGAACGTCAACTGTTCGCAGTCCTGTCCGCTCATAAAAACTCTCCTTTGTCAGCGTCCGGACATCACGCCAGCGCGGCACGTCCGGCCAGTGCTTTTCCAGCACCTTCGTCGGGTAGTCGGCAAACTCGCACTGCCCGACGGTCGTAAATCCGGCCCACTCGGCAGCCAGATCAAGTCCGCCGATCCCGGAAAACAGGCTCAGATGCGTCAGCATTTTGTTTCCTTCCCCGTCGGTGTCAACTTCGCCAGCATGATCTGCCCCAGATCCGCAACGTAGACCAGCCGCCCGCGGCTGTACACCATCAGCTTCTCGCCCTGGATCTCCATCCGGTCGGCCTCGATGTTGGTGATATCCTGGCAGGCGTCACACACAAACCTCATACCAGCGCCCCCGGCCGGGTGTCCGGCTGGTATCCAAGCTTGGCCACGCTGGCCGTCTGGTGGTATTCCGGCCGCTTGAAGCTGTAGCCCCAGCGCTTGGCAGCCCAGAAAAGGGCCGCCGTTTCATCCGCCGCGTGGACGGTCAGCTGACGCCCCGCGTAATTCACCACGAAATAGTGTTTTCCGGTATATCCCGGCTGCTCGACGATCTCCGCGCGCCTCGCGGGACGCTCGCCCGGGTAGTCGATGCTATTTTGCCGCATAGCTTTTGCCCCTCCTGTCTTTGTTTGCCGCCCGCTCAAACTGCCGGGCGGCGGCTCTGTCCGGCTCCAGACTGAGTTTGTCCTTGTGATTGACGTCGTAAATGTAATTCCGCATACTCTCATAGAGCGTCCAGCTGCAGCACCGCGCGCTGCATCCCGGCGCCCGGCCGGGGCAGTCCTTCGCGCACGGCGGCGGGATCTGCCGCATGCGCGGCGCGTAGATCTGCGCCGTCATACGCTCTCGTCCAGCACGTGCCGGAGCCACGCGCTCAATCGTGCGTAGGTGTCCTGCCGCTCCACGGTATCCGCGAGCGCCTGCCGGTCGACCCGCTCCATGCCGCCCAGGATCTCCGCGTCCTCCCGCTCACAGTTGGACGCCGTCCGCAGCCCGTCGATCACATCCGCCAGTTGCTCCGGCCGGAAGTCGACCGTGATCTTGCGCTCCGTCTGTTCTGCGACATTCGCTCTCATTTTCTTCAATTTCTCCTTGCTCTAAGATTTTTTTCGTGCTATTCTCATCTCAGGAGGTGATTAACATTGAGTTCCAGAGAGGTCAGCTACAAAGAGATCCGCTTTGACTGTAATGAGTTGCTTTATCTCTACATGCACATCGAGGATGATTTTGCCCGCCGCCGGGAAGCCATGCCAGATACCGTAAAAATGTCACCCGAGGCCCGCTCAGAGCTTGTTTTCCAGTACACTTACTGCGAGCGCGTCTACCGGAAAGTTCGCGCCGCGCTGAAGCAAGCAGCGCCTGACCTGCTTCGCAAGTACGAGGAGCAGCTTTGAAGTTCCACCGCCCACTGGTGCAAACGGCGTCCCATGCCGTTTGCGCTGGTGGGAATTTTTTTATTTTTAACACGTTCTCCACCTCCATCACAGGCACACCCCTGTGAAAAACGTCGTCAGCGACACGCCGCCGAGGACGGCGGCGATCTCCGCTGCGTGGGCGCAGCCCGCGATGATGCACAGCGCGAAGCCCACGCCCGAGATCCACACGCACCCCAGCCGGGCCAGCCGCCGCATGGCCTTGCGCGTCTGGTAAGCCTCCCAGATTCGCCGCTGCCGTTCCTCCGTCACTTCCTCCGGCTCGACCCCGAGCCGCTCTGCAAGGTTGGTTCTCATAGTGCTTCTCCTTTCTCTGTCTCCTGCATCCGCCTGACGAGCCGCGACAGACGGGCGTTTTGTGTCACGAGCTTCTGCGCGTCCAGGTCAAGCCCCTTTCGTTTGAGTCCGTTAATGATCTGCGCCGCCTGGCACTCACACACCAGCGCCGCCTCGATCAGATCATGCAGCTCCTGCGCATCCAGCGTCAGGGTGTAGGTCTTTACCTTCGCCATGCGTCAGCCTCCTATCTCTGTACCATCCACCGTGCCAGCTCCGTGAGCGACACCGTGTACTTGTTCCCGATGTGCCGGGCCGGGAACCGCCGGTCGGCCAGCAGCGTCCGCCGGTCGATGCCCAGCGCTGCCTGGCATTCCGTGATCCCGATGGCCGCCCGGCCCGGAAACATATCCGTCAGCAGCTCCAGCTGCGGCCGGTATCCTTCCAGCTCTCTCGGCATCCCCTCACGCCTCCTTCTTCTCGCTCATCAGCTTCGCCGCCGTAGCCACGCCCTGCATATAGGCGATCATGACCTCGATCTGCTGCTGGTTCATGTGCTTCATCTCATGCAGCACACCCTCGACCTGCTTCTTCTGTTCCTCCGACATTGTTCTCACCTCGCTTGGTTCATTCCTTGGTTATACGTTAGCATACCTGAGAACCGTTGTCAAGCATTATTTCATTCCTCGGTTATATTTTTTCTTGACATTTCATTTCCGTTGTGTTACCTTGTGGCTAGAAGGTGGTGAAAAGCGTGAATACAATCAACGATCGAATCGCTTATTTAATCAAAGATCTTGGCATCACAAAAACGAAATTTGCCGAAACCATCAACTTAAGTCAGCCGTTTGTGTCTGCCGTTTGTTCTGGTTCAAAAATGCCCAGCGACCGCACGATCTCGGATATCTGCCGAGAATTCAATGTGTCGCTTGCTTGGCTGGAAGACGGCGAAGGGGAAATGTATGTGCAGCGCAGTGAAAACGAGCGCATGGCCCTGATGTTTACCGACGTTCTGGCCGAAGCCGACGAATCCACCCGCAAACGTGGCATCGCCGCCGCTCTCGAAATGCCCCCGGAGTTCTGGGACAACATTCTCGAATACGCAAAAAAAATCACCGGAAGCAAATAGCCTGCTTCCGGTGTTCTTTTTATTCGTCAAAATGTACAGAAAATTCCTGCAACGCTTGACCACACACGGCATTTTCTGTATTCTTGTAAGGGGGTGGTATTTTGCGCAAACTTTTTAAGTCTATCTTCGCCAGTGAGTCTCATTCAATGAATCTGACTGCCGCCTATCTTCTTTCTGCCTTTATCCTTGCAGTCGGCATTTTTCTCATCGGTTCAGTGCAGAGGAGCAAAGAAAACCTGCGGGCCGATCTCAAGGCCGAGTACCAACATAATTTGGACGTTGCCCGAGAAGACAGCTACAAGGACGGCTATAACTCCGGATATGATGCAGGATGGGATGCTGGCTGTGATGCCTCCGACGCCGAACACGCAAATGATTACGATAGCGGATACCAAGACGGCTATGGCACCGGGTACAATGACGGATACGACGAAGGATTTTATGATGCAACAGAAGACCCTTCAATCGATCCTACGACGAATTACCAGTTGACGCCTAATCCAGATGGGACAATTTCTGTTTTGGATAAACGAAAAAGCTATACCGTTTTCGTTACGGCATCAGGGCAAAAATACCACATCCGCACTTGCCGTACAATCAGCGAAAGCGACATAACAAAGACCACGCTTGGTGAAGCAGAGATCGCTGGCTATTCCCCTTGCTCAATATGTATCCCCTCATTTTTTTATAATTAAATTCGGAGGAGACCTGTGCTTATGAAAGAGAAGTGGAATCGCTTTACCAAGTTCTGCTGGTGGTATTTTGGTGCAAGTTCCTTCTGGCCTGTTCTCATCGCCATTGCAGTTGCCTTTTCCCTCGTATACAATTCCTTGCACCGATACACAGAGCGTGATATCGAAGAGATCAAATCAGATATAGCTCTTGATCTGGAACACGCCCGTTCTGATGGCTTCGACGACGGCTACAATGAAGGCTACAACGAAGGTTGGGAGGATGGCTGTGACGCCTCCGATTCCGAGCACGAGGATGATTATGACGAAGGCCATCAGGACGGCTATGACGAAGGTTATAGCGCCGCCGAAGTTAAATATAAGGACGATTTTTCCGACGGATATGACAGTGGTTACAGCAACGGATACAGAGACGGCTTTAACGACGCATCTGCAGACCCGTCAAATTACCGAGATTCATCTTCTTCCGACGGACTGATATCCAAAGATAAATTTCTTGCAGGTGTGAATAGATAGCTCGTGCTGCCGGAACGGTTTCCCGTTCCGGCTCTTATTTTATGATGTTCCGCAGGAATCGCAGGATGATTTTCAGCTGATCCAGTGTGGCCCGCTCTAAAATGTTTTCAATCTGTTCCATCGTCTTTTCCATTCCCGTCTCCATTTCTCCACAAAATTCCCGTTCATTTTTTGTTAATCTTTGCCTCTTGTTCGCGCCTCCCGAAAGTTGTAAGATATAGGTAGGCGTCGCCCGCGCCGCTGGCCGAACAACGGCGCGGGCTTTTGCTTGCGCAGGCGACCGGGAGCCGTCTGTAACTTTAGGGTAGCCTGCCCACGGTAGCCTTGTAAAGATGTGACAGTTGCTTTTTGCAGTCAGACGTCTTGCTTTTTTGGGGGGAATGATATGTTTTGAAGGAAAAATTATCTGATTTATGCCGTGAGCAGAAGCAGACGATCACTCCGCACAAAACAAATCAGGACGTCGCCGAAAATACCGACCTTTCCGTCGGCACCGTCTCCCAGTTCTTTCGCGGCGACATCAAAAATCCGTCTGTTTACACGGTCGGCCCGATCTGCCGGGAGATGGGCGTTTCTATGGATGAGTATTTCGGCATTCCGCATGATGAGCCTGCCGAGCCTGCTGAGACTGCCGATGCTGAAAAACTCCGCGCCGAGAACGCGTCCCTTCGTGCGCAGTTTGCCCAGCAGCAGAAATCCCTGCGCATGCACCGGCTTGTTACGCTCATTCTCTTGGGTATTCTTTTGCTGTGTGCCCTTGCGCTTGTGGTCGACGCGCTCATCCCATCGATCGGCTGGATCCGCACATGAAAATTACCGCCCCGGCCTGATCAGCCGGAGCGGTATTCTTGGAGGTTTTACGATGCCAATTCCCAAATACTACGTCAGGCCGGACGGCCTGCATGAATCCATCATCACAGTCAATGGCAAGCGCAAAGCGTTTCGCGGCAAGACGGACCGCGAAGTCTGGAACAAGATCAAGGCATACCGCGCTGAAGCCGAGAAGCCGAAGACCGTCCCGTTCTCCGACGTCGCCCACGCCTGGTGGAACGAGATCGAGCCAACGCTTGCGCCGAATTCCCTGCGCAATTATTCCCCTGCCTATGAGCGCGCCGTCGCGCAGTTTGGCCCGGAGGATGTCGCCACGATCACAAGCAAAGAGGTGGAGACGTACATCAACCAGTTTGCCAAGACCCACGCAAAGAAGACCGTTATCACCCAGCGTCAGATCATCCGACAGATCCTGAATAAAGCCCAGCGCGAAGGTTACGTCTCTTTTAACGCTGCGCAGGCAGTTCTTCTCCCGAAGAACCTTCCGCAGAAGCGCCGCCACGCGCCGCCCGCAGATCAGATTCAGAAGATTAAGGACAACGTAACTGACGACTTCGGCCTGTTTGCCTTCCTGATCTATTATACCGGCTGCCGCCGCGGCGAGGCCGAGGGCTTGCGCTACGAGGACATTGACCGGGAAATGGGCCGGATCTACATCCGCCGCAGCGTTTACCATACCGGCCCGACGCCCCAGATTAAAGAGCCGAAGACCGCTGCCGGTATCCGCTCTGTCCCGTTACTCCCCGCGCTGGCTGCTGCACTTCCGCAAAAGGAGCACGGCTATATCTTTTCCAACGACGGCGGAAAAAGTCCGCTCCCCGGCTGGTTCGTCACCGACCAATTCGACGCCTACCGCAAGCGCACGGGCATCACCGTCTCCCCGCACGAGATCCGCCACGGCTACGCGACCGCGCTCTATGAATCTGGCGTAGACTTCAAGCTTGCTCAAAAATTCCTCGGCCACGCGCAGCTCTCCACCACCATGGACATCTACACCGATATCCTCGATACCCGCATTGATAAAGTCGCCGCCCAGATGGACGCGGCCTTTTAATTGTCCCTTTTACTGTGTCGGTCACTGTGTTCATACCCGTGTATTTTCGTGCTAGGATATGCTACGTCTTGCTACTTTGCAATTCTCGCAAAAAGTTTTGTTTCCGCATGAATAATCCGTTTTTTTAAGCTATTCCATCCGAAAAGATAAAAAATAAGACGCAGGAATTTAAATTCCTGCGTCTTTATCTTTGGTGGACCTGAAGAGACTCGAACTCTGAAAAAACTACGTATTTTCAATATAAATTTTAAAACTGTGTTTATTCTGTGTTCAATCCTACTTCTGTGCTTCAGCATTTCACGATATGCTCGTAATACTCCATCAGCTTCCGCTCTGGGCCGGGGCCGTCTTTGTCGAGCAGGAACGCCTTTGCCAGTGCGGCGTAGAATTCTGGGCGGTTGAGTCCAAATTCTACCGCGACGGGGTAGTAGTCCGAGTACATCATGTTCATGGTCACGCCCCACGCCCAGCGCGGGACCACCGGCGCCTGAATACCCATGCTCTCTGCCACGGCCGTTGTCTGTTCCATCGTCCAGTGTGGGCCGGCCGAGCCGTCGGCATTCTGCATGTGCTCGGCCCACTGTATCGCCGTTTCGCGATCAAACGTGGCCGTCTCCGGCTCGTCATTGTGCCCGTGCAGCTTTTCCAGCCTGCGGATCGTCTTCGCGTACAGGCCGACTTCCTCCGCGCTGCCGAGCGTCACAGGCTTCTCCATGGCCTCGTGCAGCTTTGTGTAAAGCTTTTCGATATATTCTTTCATCTCGTCATGCCTCCTGCATGTATCGGTAGAGTTTGTCCACGTCGTTCTGATCAAAGCGCATATCGCCCAGCAGCGGGACGGATACGGTCAGCTTGTTCTCAAAGCGTGGCCGAGCCGCGTTGTAGAGCTTGTCGAGGTCGATGTTTCCGGCGTCGTCGAAGATCTGCATCATCTTTACCGCTGGATTCTCGCGCAGCGCAAGGATCTTCTCGCGGCTGCCCTCCATGATGAGTGCAAGCATGATCCCGGCCCCGATGCCCTTGCCGCCCGGCAGGTGCGGAATGACCTCATTGTCCGCGTAGCGCATTGCGCCGCGCATGGCCTGATCTATCGTCACTGTCATTGCAGCTTTCCTCCTTTAAGGATGGGGCGGCTATTGCCGCCCCTTGCGTTTAGCCGTTGCAGCACCCGCACTTCGGGATCGGGTTGTAGAGCGACTGCGCCGTGGTCGCGGTGCCCGTGGTGACGTCGGCGACCTGCTTGGGATAAAAGGTCGCGTTGACGTAGGTGACGATGGAGTTGTCACCGCAGCAGCGGCGCTCGGCCTCCATCTTGACCGCATCAAGCGCTTCCTTGCGGACGGACTCGACGTCCTGCTTGACGAGCGTGAAGCTGTCCTCGGTGCGCTGGTTGTGGACGGCCTGCTTGCACAGCGCCTCACGGACGTCCTTGAGCTGCCTGTCGATATAACCGTACATCTCCAGCATCTTGCCGTCGTTGTACGCGTTAGCCTTGAGCAGCGCGATCTCGCTGTCCTTCGCGGCCAGCTTCTGTTCGCGCTCCAGCTCGTAGCGCGTGACCGGCATGTTCTCGCTGCACGTCGGCTCCTGCTGCCGTGCGGCGAGCATGGCGGCGACCGTCATGGCGGGCGTGACCGCCGCAGCGATGTCAGCGGCTTCCGATCTCTTGTTCTGGTTGAGGCCGCCCAGCAGATTGCCGAGTCCGCCGTTTGCCAGACTCATCGCGGCGCCGCCGATGCCAAAGCCCAGCGCAGTCCCCGCGAGTCCCTTGCTTGCGTATTCCATAAAAAATCCTCCGGTAAAAGTAGTAAGCTGGCCAGCTCCTACTCTCATTGTGCGGCTTTCCCGGTTTTTATGGGGGACAGTTCCGGGACATCTGTGTACCATTTGTGGGACATGCTTTCCTCTTAAAAATTTTCCCAGTACCCCTCTTGACTTCTACGCTTTTTTGAGTTTATACTAGGGGTGCGGAGAGATCCGCGAAAGAATCCTGAAATCTGGCACCGCACGATCCGCGGCACAACCATTTCAGGAATCTACAGAGATTGAACGTCGCCGTTCATCATCTGCCCATGAAAGCGGAGATCCCTTGCCGTTAAATAGGGAGCTAAAAAAGCGGAAATCCCTTGCCGTCAAGTAGGGAGCCAAAAAAGCGGAAATCCCTTGCCGTTAAGTAGGGGCTTAAAAAATCATGGGCAACTAAAAGCGAGACTTCTGCAGTCTCGCTTTTTCTTTCCCGGAAAGGTCGAATCTTGGAGAATCTTTTTATCTGCCACATCAGTGAGCGCTATATTTCCTTCCTCCATTCCCGTGACTTCCGTGTCCCGTTCAACAAGGGCCAGCGTCGCCCCTATGTCGGCGTTGTTCTCACTGTCGGGAGCTTCCGTTACTTCGTCCCCATGGAATCCCCGAAGCCAAACCATGCCAATCTAAAGCCCGGCAAGCACATCCTGAAGCTTGACGGCGGTCGTCTCGGTCTGCTTGGTTTCAACAACATGGTCCCTGTCCCTGATTCTGCGATCCTTGAATACGACATTTCCGCAGAGCCGGATGTGAAGTATCGCAACCTGCTCCTGAACCAGATCGAGCATTGCAACCGTCAGAAGCTTGCCATTCTGGATCATGCCAATCGTACATACTACGATGTCGTCAATGGAAAGAGCAGCTTCATCTGTAAGATCTCCTGCGACTTCCGCGCGCTGGAGCGCGCATGCAGATCGTATAACCCGAACTATCGTCCGAAAGCCAATCCCGGAACATAGAAAAAGCGCCATGAGCCGTTGCTCATGGCGCTTTCTCTTTGTCCGTTTTCCCTGTCAGGCGGCGGGCGATATTGTAGATGTGGGGCAGGCGGCGGGAGATGGTTTTGCGGTCGACGCCGATCTCGGCGGCGGCGTCCATCTGCGGGAGCCTGCGCACGATATAAAGCTTCACGATCTGCTGATCGATCTGATCCAGTATGCCCTCGTCAGTGACGCGCTCCCAGTCGCTGCGCGTGAGGTGCTGAAGCTCCTTCGGCAGAGCCAGCCGCGCAGTTATTTGCTGTCACTCCCTTCGGCCCGCCGCCGGGCGGGGCTTACTTCATCGCCGCAGCCAGCTTTTTCAGAAGGTCGTCGCCGTATTTGTAATCGGCAAGATACTTGATCGTGCTGTCTGCAAGTCCGGCTTTCGCCTTGATCGTTTTCTTGGCCTCCTCGACGGCCTTGTCGGCGGTTTCCGTGTCGTACTCGACCCACGGGAGCTTCCCGTGTTTCTGCCACTTGCGGGCGTTGTACCCGCTCTTGGGGCTGATGTTCAGGACGGCAGTGATCTGCACGCCGTTTTTCCAGGCGGGCGTACACTCGACGGCAAGGCCGTCGCCGATGTACAGGCCCCAGTGGCCGGGCATCCAGAGCCCTTCGCCTGGCACGAGTTTGTCCCAGCCGGACGCGGATACGTCCCTGCACTTGTCGATCATGCCGTCGGCAGAGACATCCGGGACAGCGTTGCCGGCGTAGCGTGCGCCTCCGTGGTAAGCATTCTTGTTGCCGTTCCAGCCCCACAGAATGCCCTTCGTGAGGTTCACGCAGTCAAAGCCAAAGTAGCCCTTGCCGATCAGCGTGCGGAGGTTTGCCTGCTTCGCCGCGCTGTACCAGTCCGGGTACTGGTTCGCCTTTTCCGTGATAATGCCATTCGTCACGGGCGAGCCGAAGCAGCCCCACATGTACACGGTCCTGTAATTCTTCGCGGCGTCAATATGCCGCCTGACGAGTTCGGAGGCTTTTATGATGCTCATGCCCGCTCACTCCCGTACAACTCGTGGTGCAGCTGCAGCACGGCGGCCTCGATCAGCTTGTCGACGGTCTCAACGTCAAATTTAATACCTTTCCCCGCGAGGAAGCTGATTACATACGCTTTCTTTTTGTCGCCCTCAGACGCCGCATAGAGCTGCTCCGCCGCCTTGACGCCGATCTCGACGTAGGTCCGAACGGTCTGCAGCTTGTCCGCGTCGATCTTCGTCTTGATCCACGGGATCAGGAATGCCGAGACGAGCGCGCTGATGAGCGCGATCACTGCCGAGATGATCTGTGTGTAGTCCATAAGTAATTACTCCTTTCGCTATTCGACTGTTTCATTTTTCTTCGCAAAAACCCGCTTGAAGGCAAGCAGGCCAAGCTCTGTGATGGTTGCCCAGCCGGTAAAGCCGAGCACGTCGGACAGGTCGACCGACGCGCCGAGCTCCGGGCTGCGAATTACTGCAATGAGGACGGAGACGGTTTTGAGCGCGCAGGCCCAAATGATTACCGTCGTAATGAGCTGGAGCAGATACACGACGATGGTTCGCGCCATTTCGCCCTTGCTCCACTTGCCTTTTACCCGCATATCTGCCTCCAAATTTATTGCGCACCGCTATGTCCGCATTGCGCCTCCAGCTGGTGTAAAAACTTTTTTACATCGCCGTTGCCGCCCAGTTTGACGTATTTCTGCCCGGCGATCAGGCGCTCGGCCATTGGCATTTCTTCCGACATGATGGTCAGACGGAGAATTGCGAGATATTGCTCATCCTGATGCTCCTGCATTTTCCCGAGCTTTTTGTCGATCTCGGCCAGGTGCGCCTCCTGCGTCGTGGCTTTGCCGCGCTTTTTCTGTATCGCGCTGACGACGGCATTGACGACCGCCGTCAGCGCGGACGAGCCGAGCACGGCACAGACGAGAGTAACGATGATGGTTTTGGTGTCCATGGTGTTCTCCTTTCTGTTTTATCCTTTGTGCGTATGCTTCTCCTCAGAAGCAGAACGCGAATGTCACGCCGAGGCTGGTTTCGGGGTCGGTGTAGCCTACATTGCCCTCGTCGTTGACTCTGCAGAAATCATCGCCGTATGACTTATACGGCGAGCGCTGCCACCAGGACTGCGCTGTTCCGTTCAAATACTTCAGCGACGGGTTCCCGTTCTTGTAATAGTCATACCGTTTACCCTCGCCTTCATACGTAAATATTGTACTCTCATAAATTTCGATCTCACTGAGCAGGAACAGTTTGTCCGCAGTCGTCTCAATCGTCGAGCTTCTGCTGCCGATGGTCGTCTTCTTGCTGACCTCGCGGATCGCGCTCTGCACCGCCGTCGGCATGAGGGCCATGATGGCAGGCAGGTGCGTCGTGCGCATGTCGCAGTTGTTCCAGCCGCCGTTATTCGAGTTATTGCTGTTCATTTGATAGGTCGTCTTATAGCAGTCGTGCATCTGGAACGTCAGCGGAGCCTTGCCGGAGCCGTCGGCGTAATCGTCGTGGCTCTTGCCGATGATGTCGATCTGATAGTCCGTGTCGTTGATCGTCATGGTCTTGCTGTCGCCCACGGCCCACGTGCTGGGGATGCTGCCGGACTGGCACACCGCGATGATCGTCTCCCAGTCGTTCTCCGCAAACGCGTCCTTGAACAGCATGAGGTCAGCATTCTGCGTGCCGATCAGCACTGTCTCCGTCCTGGTGTTCGCGCCGAGCACCGCCGTCACGCTCCACTCGCCCGCCTCCGAGAGCACCAGCGTGCACGTGCCGTCCGCGCCAGCCGTCCCGCTGACGGTCTTCGAGCCCTTTGTGGCCGTGACCGTCGCGCCGACCCTCGTCGTGACGACGAGCTGCGGCGTGACGCCGGTCTGGATCGTCTGAATGGCCGACACGAAGCCCGCCGGATACACCAGCTGCGCAGACGTCCCGCCCTTCGCCCGGATCGCATCCGCGACCGCTGTCAGGTCAGCCGTATTCGTCAAATATTCCGCCATCAGAAGCTCCCTCCATTCGCATCAGAAATCGTCACAGCCGCCCACGCACCGCTTACGACCCGCAGAAATTTGCCGTTGTCAGAGGCAGTGACAGTTGGCAAAGCATCTGCTGGTAAAGCGCCGACGTCAGAAGCCGTGAGGGTAATATCTGCTGATAAAGCATGGCCGTTGATTTTACGAGTCTTAGGAACCTTACTATCAACAGACGATTGATAAGCAAGCGTGCCCCATCCACTCGTAGGAAAAGTAATTCTACGGTGGTCTACTCCTGGCGCACCCAAATCAATATAAAGAACAGCCCCTTCTTCTGGTTGTTCCCATATCATAGCCCCTTTAGCTGCACTTGCTCGAAATCTTAGTCTCGTAGTACCATCTACTTGGTCGAAACGTAACATCGTACCACTATTGCTGCCTTCTTTACCGATGATGACAGCACCACCATTTGATGTTGTGAATTTTGTAGTTGTTTGCTCTATACCACGCATGTTTTCAGGAGCTTCGAACGTTTTTACTCCGGAAATAGATTCGTCTCCTGTTTTGTGTACAACATTCACACTGATGTCATCCTGCGTCAGAATGACTGCGCCGGTTTTGCCGTTGACGGATGTTACAGGCGCTTCTGTCAGATAATCCGTGCCGGGAACCGCGGCGCTGACGCCGCCCACGCCGTCGCCCTTCAGGATGCCGCTTGCCGTGATCTTGCTCTGCTTTCCGCTCAGGTCGACCAGCGCAGCCGCGTCTTCCGCAATTTCCTGCTTATCGGCCTCTGTAAAGTAGTCTGTGCCCTTGACCGGCGTCTTCCCCGCTGGTCCCTGCGGCCCCTGCGGGCCAGTCGAGCCGGTTTCGCCCTTTGGCCCCTGCTCGCCCGGCGCGCCGGTCTCGCCTTTGGGCCCCCTCTCGCCGGGGTCGCCCTTTGCGCCGTCTGCTCCGGGATCGCCCTTCGCACCTGGATCTCCCTTGTCGCCCTTCTCGCCGCGCGAAGGCTTTCCCGTGTCAGTCGTCCCGAGATACCAGTTCCCGTTCTCGCCGATGCTCGGGGTTATGCCGTCCGTTCCGCTGGCGCCCGCCGGGCCGGTGTCGCCCGGTTCGCCCTTCGGCCCCTGTTCGCCGGGATCTCCCTTGTCGCCCTTTGCGCCCTGCAGCGGTCCGTTGTTGACCCACGCATTCGTCACGCCGTCGTAGATGTAAATGTCATAAGGTGCAGCCGCGCCCACGCCGTAGGCGTCTCCGACCTCCGGGTTCTTGACCGACGCCTGCAACGCGGAGACCGAGCCGTAATAGCCCTTGACCGTAAAGCCCGTTCCCGTATCGCCCTTCGGACCGGTCGGGCCTGCCGGGCCCTGTGGGCCGGTCTTCCCCTGCGGGCCGGTTTCTCCCTGCGGGCCAGTCGCGCCCGTGTCGCCCTTCTCGCCTTTCTCTCCCTTTTCGCCGGGCTCTCCCTTCGGGCCAGTGTCTCCGGTCGCGCCCTTGGGGCCTTCCGCGCCTGCCGCGCCGGTCTCGCCCTTCGGCCCCTGCTCGCCCTGCGGGCCTGTCTCGCCCTTTGGCCCCTGTGAGCCGGTTTCTCCCTTCGGGCCCTGCGCGCCGGTGTCACCCTTCGCGCCGGTGTCTCCCTTCTCGCCCTTGACGGTCTCGACGTTAAAGTCAAATGTCTTCCCGTCCGAAAGCGCGATCGTGTACGTCGCCGTCGTCCCGCTCTGCGATTTCTTCGTGATCGACGTGATGCTCGCGCCTGCCGCTCCGGTGTCTCCCTTCGCGCCCTGCGGCCCTGTCTGCCCCTGCGGGCCGGTCGCGCCGGTCTCGCCCTTCGGCCCCTGCGGGCCCATGACCGAGCCGAGGTCTACCACGCTGCCGTCCGTCAGCGTGAAAATCAGCTTCCCCGCGTCCGTAACCTCCACGGCCTTTACCCCGCGGGAGATCAGCCCGCCGATCGTCACCGTGATCTGATTTGGAATTTCTACCCTCATACCTGCTCCTTACTCCACAAACGCCCGGTTATCCCGCGCCAGCGTCGTCTTGTCGCCGTGCGTGTACCGGATATCGTATGTGTACTTTCCCTTCGTGAATTTTGCCGTGACCGTCGCGTCGAAGTTCAGCGTGACCTGGTCATTCTCCACCTTCGCAAAGCTGAACGTGTGTACCGTCTGCCGCGTATCGTCCAAAAACTCCACACTTACGCTGTCCGTCTTGCCCATTGTGACGGGCTCGCCGTCCTGATCCTTCAGGTCGAACCGCAACACGATCGAGAACGTGTCCCCTTCGTACCACCGCAGCACCCCTTTGTCTATCCTCGGGCTCGGATAAGCCCCCGGAATCGGTGTCGCCATACCGCATCCCTCCTTTTCATCCAGTGTAGCAGACCCCCGCGCCGGATTCACCCCACGCCGCAGCAAGGCCGGGGCATTCGCCCCGGCCTTCTTGTGTTACTTGCTGTCCTTCAGCCACTTGTCAATGTCCTTCGACTTTTCATTCCTGTCAAAGCCGACCGCCGCATAGGCCGCCAGCAGCTTCTCCTTGAGCTTCTTCCGTTCCTCAGGCGAGGCCGCAATGTACTTCGGCTTGTATTCCGTCGTGATCGCGCTGCCGATATCGCCCTTCTCGGTTCCGTGGTCGAAGTATTCCTTTGCCGCCGCCTTCAGATCTCCGCCGTCTTCGATGGTCCGCAGGATCTTCCCGTACTTCCTGTAGTCCTTCCCGCCTGTCCATTCCTTGTAGAGCCAGTACGCCTTGTTCTCATCCTCGGCGTAGTCGTTCGCAAGGATCTTCTGGATCGCCTTCTCCTGCGTCACGGTCCCGGCAGCGATGGCATCCTTGAGATCCTGCTTCTGCCTCGCGTCCTGCGCGTCCTGGATCTTCTCGTTCATGTAGTCGATCCGCTCCTGCGTGTCCATCGGCTCCATCTCCGCCTTCTGCGTATCCCCGGCAAGAACCTGATAATAATACTCTGCCTTCGCCGCCTCGCTGATGTCATAGGCTTTCAGGAGCATCTTCTTGTCATAGTCCTTCTCCAGCCTCCGCGCCGCCTGAATAAAAGCGTAGGTCTCCCGCTGATCCTCGCCTCCCTCGGTCATGCCCTGATAGGCGGCAGTCTCCTTTGCGGACAGCGACTTGAACCCGCTCTCCACCCAGCTCTGCGCCTCTTCCGTCGCCGTCTTGCCGAACAGCAGCGCCTGTGCCCAGCTCTTTGCCCGGTCTGCGGGATTGTCGTTATACACGGGATACTGTAAGATGTCGCGCCCCTCGTTGTCGACCGAGTAGCTGCCGCCTCGAGCTGCCGCCGTCGCGCCCTGATACGCCTTACGGATCTGTCCTCCGCCGAACGGCGTTGCGAGATACAGTCCTGGTTTCAGCAGCTCGTTTCCGATGGTCTTTGCCTTCTTCGCAGGTGCCATGTCCTCGTTCTTTGCCAGCAGCGCCTTCTCGATGTTTCCGAGGTTCGGGATGGCCGACGCGACCGCGATTCTGCCGCTGTCGATATCCAGCCCAAGCGCTTCATCCACACCGAGGATCGTCAGCGCCTGCGTGCCCGGGAACTCAGAAATGATGTTCCCCTCAAGGTTCTTGATCGCCTGATACGTGCCCGGCTTCTCCTTCGTGAAGTCCCATTTCCCGGATACCGCCGCCTGCACCGTGTTCGGCAGCTGATACCCCGTGAAATCTCCGACCGTATCATTGATGATATCTAGCGGATCCAGCGCCGCGCGGCGGCCCACAATGCTTTCGTAGAACTCATTGTAGATCCACGCGCCAATGAGGAATTTGAACATCGCCTTCGCCAGTGCCGCCACGCCCTTCTTTCGTTCCTCCCGCGCCATATCCTTGAAGATCCAGCCGAGCTCATTGTTGACCTCCAGCTGGAACTGCGTGAACAGCTTCACCAGCGGGTTCCGCGCGGAATACAGCGTCGGCGTCGAGCCTTTGCTGCGGTCTGCCATCACGCCGGAGGCAAACTGGTCCGCCTCCTGCATCGCGCTCGTCTCGCTCATGCCCCGCCGCAGGTTCTGGTAATACCGCGCACGGACGACGCTCCCCGTCGTAAACGTGTCAATGGATTCCATCATCCGTCCTGCACCGGCGGAGACTTTATCCATCGTGCTCATGGCCAGCCGCCCGTAGCCGCTGCGGTTGTTGATGAACGTCGACGCAGAATCCAGCCCGTCCGCCGTCTTGTAGTTTTTCAGCGTATCCCACATGCCGCGCAGCACATCCGTTGTCGACACCTGGCTCCACGCCTGCGTGATCGGAATGAAGTTTGTGAGCGCCGAACCCACGTTGGCCGCGACCATGTTCGCGCCCACGCGGGACTCAAACTTCTTCATGACGTTGTAGAACTTTCGCCCCATGAGCTTTTCCATGCCCCGGTCGAGCCGCGACTTCTTTCCCGCCAGAAGGTTTGTGTATTCGTCCAGCTCATCCACGAAGTTGGAAAGCCCATACCGTCCGTTCTTCGTCAGGTTTGCAACCTGCTCGTTGGCCTCATCCGGATTCAGGAACGGATTCATCATGATCGCATCGATCCGCTGCTTCAGTCCCTCATCTGACGCCCGATACCGGATCTGCGTCGCCAGCGCCCGCAGCCGCTGAATGTCCGCCGTGTGGAAGATCACGTCCGTCGCGACCTCGATATACCGGTCAAAGCCCTGCAGCGCGTCATACGCCGTCGCGTAGCCGAGTCGGTTCTGGATGTTCGCCATGTACCGGATGCCGGGTTTGAAGTTTGCCGTAAGGCCGTTGATCGTCGCCGGCAGCGGCGACACATCGCCCTCGATCCCGGCCGCCCTTGCAAACTTCTGTAGAATGCTGCCGCCTTCCTCGTTCTCCTGGAAGTGTGGGAAATATCCCTGCAGATAATTGACCGGCTCATATCCGTTCTCAATGCGCACCCGGTTCATATCCTGGAACAGCTTGTCGTAGACCTCATGGAAAACCTTCACGGCTGCCCGCACCTTGCCGAGATCCAGCTTCGGGTTTTGCTTCTCGAATTCCTGAATGGCCGCGTTCCACTCGTCAAACGTCATGCCCCCGCGCTTTTCGACGCGCGGATGCTGCTTGAGATAATCCCGGTTGAATTCCGCCTCGCCCAGCCACTGCACCGCGTAGCTCTCGGAAACAAGATTCCCCTTCCGCACCTGCCGGTCGAGCTTCAGCGCCTTGATCCTGTCCTGCTGCTCGACCAGATAATTCTTCCGCTTACTCTCGTTTTCGTGCACGGGCCAGAAATACTTGTTGATGAATTCGTTTGCCTTCTCGTCGGAGACCTTTCCATTCCGCGCGATATCCCGGATGTTCCGTTCCATCGTCTCGCGCTGGTACTGAATGCCCATGGTCTTGTCGACCCACTTGATAGCCTCGGCCTCGGTCAGCGCCTGCTCGGCAAACTCCCGCAGCCCCTGCTTGCGCTGCGCATTCCACGCCTTGAGCTTCAGCGCCAGCATATCATAGTCAGCCTTTGCCTCGTAGACCTTCAGTATCTGCTGCCCGTTTTCCAGCCCTGCCACATAATCCGGGCTCGTCTCCCCGCGCAGCAGCCGGTTCACGATCTTCTGGTCAGCCTCCGTCAGCAGCGTCTTGCCCTGCGCCTTCTCGTAGACCTTCCGCGCATCCTTCAGCTGCTTCCACATCTGCTCCGTCTCCGCTGCCGTCTGTGGGATTGCAAGCTTCTCTTTTGCCTTGTTCTGTGCCTCCAGATACCGCTGCGCCACGCGCAGCCCGCTCGTCAGCCGGTCGATGGATTCTGTGAAGTTCGCCTGCTGCCACTTCTTGAAGCTCGCCGCCTGCGGCCCGTAGTATTCATCCAGCGTCTTCTGCACCTTCTGGATCCCGCGCGCCACATCGTAGATCTGCATCAGCTGATCGCTCGGCGCGGTAATGCCCGCCGGGAACAGCTCCGGCGCCATCTCCTGCAGCTGCTGATACGCCACATCCACCGGCAAGCCGTCCTTGCTGATCGTCAGCGTTCCCATGGCCGCCTTGCGGAACAGGTTGTAGTCCGCAATATCCTTCCGGTCTGTCTCGGAGATGGAGATCTTCTGATCCCGGATGAATTTTTTCAGATCCCCGTACTGCTCGATGTACTGCGTATCCTCCTCGATGCCCGCCTGATAGGCGGTTTCAAAGAGGTCGTTCAGCTTCGCCCGGTCGAGCTGCCCGTCCGTAAAGAACGACCGCAGCGCCTCCTCGGCCATCGGCTGCAAAACCTCCCGCTTCGCCTGCCCCGGCACGCTCAGATTCTCCGCCAGCTCGTTTACCATCCGGCTTTCCAGCCGCCGCACATACTGCGCCGGCTTCTCCCCCATCAGATCCCGATACCGCCCGTCCTGTGAAGAATACCGGATATCCGGGTTTGTCTTGTCGAACATCCCGATGTTGTCCGTGGCGCTCTTGATCTGGTTGGAATCGAATGCAACAGCTATGTTTATATCACCGGCTTTGTTTCTCTGAATCACACCGTCATAGCCGCGTTCTCGCATTTCAGCCTGAAGTTCATCGTAGCTCATTTCATGCGCGGATTCTCCGATGATTTCAGCCGCAGTATCGCGGAACGTCGTTCCAGCCTCAACATCCAGTGGATTCCTGATATTCAGATACGCTTCGATAACGCGGCTCCCATATCGCTCATTTCCAGTCAAATGAGTTGCAGTAAAATAATTTCCTTTTCCAAGAGCCTTGAATCCAAGTCCGCCACGCTTCACAGCCTTGCTCTCATCAAACACCGTGAAGCTCCCATTTCGCTCACTCGTACCATGATAGACCACCTTCGGCGTCCCGTCTGCATTCACGACCTTGCTTGCTCTCTCCGGGTGGTTCTGCCAGTCTCCGAACCAGCGCTTGAATTGTTGCGATTGTGTTACATTCTCCACGGACATATTGATTTTTGAATCAAATTCGCGTACAATACCATCAGAAGAAGCTGCGGCTTTCAGCTGTTCGGGGAATTGGACCCCGGCACCGAGAAGGTTTGCAGCTTCTTTTTTTACATAAAATACGCTGTTTTCTCCAGCATTAAATTGTGCGATTGCCTCATTCACAAGCCCAGTCGCGTTTTTCTCATACGCACTAGAAATTGCGTTGACATCCATACGCACACCGTTCACTGTCCGCTCTGCTGTGATTGCAACCGGAATCACCATGGATTCTTTCCCGGTTCCAACGTCGATCAATGCCACAACGCTGTGCGTGCTTCGCATCGGCGTGGTTCTTGCATCGACGTCTTTTGCCGAGATCACCATAACCGGCGCTTTTACAAAATCCATGATATCCGCGACTACGCTCTCGCCTAACCCGTGATAGTTCGTTCCTCTGTGTCGCTTTCCGTCTGCCGCAGCTTCTTCTGCCGTCTTTGTCATAGAGTACACATGCCCACTGCCAATCACAAATGGCAAGTCCGGCATCCCGAGTTTTCTGTAGATCTCTGGAGTATAGCCGACAAGTAAGGCATCGCTTGTGCTTTTCTCTCCTTCCAGAATATCGTGTACGTCCCGCTTATACTTCCGTGTGATTTCTTCTTGCGTTTCGATTCGTCCGTTTTTGGGAGACGCAGACATTTTCACCGGCGGCGCTCTTGCGCTGCCGGATTTTTTCTGCCATTGGCCGACCTCCATCTTCACGTCCGCGCGCAGCTGGTTCGTGCCGTAATCGGTGCGGTTCATGCCGGCGTAGGTGTCCGCGACGATCTCCTCGACGTAGGCGTCCGTGTCGTCGCCGTAGATCCCAGCGTAGGCGTCCACGTAGCTCTCGATCATTGCCTTCGTGATCTTGCCCTCGGCCAACAGCCGCTTCTGGATCTTCGCCGCCATCTCCGGCCAGCGCTTGACAAGCAGATGATACCCCTCGTGCTTCGCCAGCTCGAAGGCGGAGTATTCCTCGCTGTCCGCCCGGATGAGGACAGACCCGTCCTCCGTCACGGCGGCATCCGCATAAAACGTCTGGCCATCGATCCCCTGCGTCAGCTGCCCGGTGAAGAACCGCGCATTCTGCACGCCCATCGACCGGAAGAATTTTGCCGCCGCCTGAATATCCTCGTTTCCCGCCTCCTGCCCCTGCGGCATGACGCGCACGGTCTGCGCGTTTCCTTCGCCGAAGCCGAGCTCCGAAAGCGTTACTTCATCCCAAGCTTTTGCGAGATCTCGCGCACTCTCTGCTCTCTTTCTTCCGGCGTCAGCTCTTTGCCGCTGCGCTGTGCTTTGGCGAACGCCTCCAGCCTGTCCTTCGGCACGCTGACCAGCCTGCCGGATTTGTCCTTCATCAGTAACCTCGATACTGCCATTGTTTACCCCTTTCTGCCCTGCGGCAAGGCCCGCTCGATAGGCGGCTGCCGCCACGTCCTGATTCATTCCTTCGGCGTAGCGCATCGCCCGCTGCTCACTCGCGCCGAGCCTGCCCTGCTCGTAGACCTGCCCGAAGCTCTGCGCATACTGCTCCGCCGGCATCCCCGTCGTGTTCCCGTTCAGGAAATACGCCGCCGTCGTTTCGTCATAGCCTGCTCTCCGTGCCTGATCCTGCAAATACTGTTCTTCCTGCTGCGCGGCTGCTTCGTCCAGCTCCTGCTCCGCGCCCTCCGTCTGCTGCCGTGCGTACTGCACCGGATCCAGCTCCCCCATACTCTCCGTTCCTGGGATGGGTGCAAATAAGCTGTCCTGGTTATACTGCTGCTGTGCCGCCCGCTGCGCCTGCTGGACGGCCTGAACGCTCTGCTGCGCTTGCGTCTGTGCCTGTTCCTGCCTGTACTGTTCGGCAAGTCTCCGGTTCTCCTGCGCCGTCTCTGCCGCGCTCTTGTAGATCTGAAAGGTCTTCTCGTTCGCCTCTGCCTTTGCCTGTTCGCGCTCCTGCGTGGTCTCGGCTTCTACCGCCTCTGCATCGACCTCTGCTTCCGCTTCCGACATGGCATTCAGGACATTCCCGAGATCTTCAACTGTGACATTCTCGCCGTACTCCATCTTCTCACGCACATCAGACACAGCCTGCTGCACGCCCGCATCATCTACCTGCTCCGCCTGATAAAGCACCCGCTCCGTGACGTCATTGATCGCGTTCTGCACTTCCCGGTTGCGCATGCTGGCGGGCAGATCAGCCAGATTGCCGACGACCGACAAAAAGACGCCGCCCGCAAACGCATTCGCCACGCTCTCCCACGTTGCAAAATCCGCGTTCTTTCCCGCATAGATAAGCTCCTGCGCCCACGGCTCTGTAACTTCTGTCACAACTTCTTCCAGACCTTCCGACAGCAAATCGAAGCCCTTGCTGTTGAGGATCCGCATGATGGTCCTGTTGTCTGTCAGTTTCGCCACCAGCTGATTGACGAGCCCTGCGTCTGTATCATAAAGCGGGTTGCCGCCGAATAGTTTTTCGGACAGCACCTCAAGCGACCCATTCACGACGCCGTAGGCAAGCGCCTGCTCATCTGTCGCGCCGTCATTCTTGGCTTCTATGTATGCGTTGCCGCCTGCCGTCGTTCCCAGCGCTGCAAGGTTCGGCACGCCCGCCATCCCTGCCGTCCCGACGTTCAGCAGCATATTGCCCGCGCTCGGCATCTGCTCGATGACCCACTTTGCGGCCGGGGAATGTCCCTGCGTCGCCTGCTGCATGACCTGTGCGCTCTGCTCCTGCAAAATCTTCGCATTTTCTTCATGCCGGGATTCCGCTCCTGCAAGCTGACCGGCGAATCTTCGCACGCCGGTTTTTACTTTCCCGTCCGGCAGCGGATTTGTCAGATCGTTCAGTGCCCATGCTGCCGCTGCATTCGCCGCGTTCTCAACTCCGGCCATAGCGCCTTCCATACCGGACATATTCTGCAGCAATCCGCCCTGGAAAAACGCCGTTCCCAGATCTCCAATGAATTTCCCTGTCTCGTTAAACGCAGTGTTGCGCCACTCAGCCAGCTCCTCACCGGACACGCCCTTCCGCTCCAACTCCTGTCTGAGCCGCTTCTGTTCCTCGCCCTCAGCGTTGTAATATTGTTCAAGCGTACTCTGGATCCCAAGATTTGCGATCCGTGTTGCCGCACGGGCCTGCGCATCCTGACGGTTTTTCTTTCTCTCATTCTCCGCTGCCTGCTCCGCACTTTTGCGCTGCTTATGCAGCTCGTGCGCCTCATCATATCCCGGAAGCACACCACGCAGATAGTTTTGATAGGAACCATACCGCGCCTGCATGGCGGCAGACCGGCTGTATTCCTGCTCCGATACCTTTCCGCCAGTCTTCCGTTCTTCTGTCAGGCTTTTCCCGCTTCCGAACCCAAACCGGCCCTTCTGCCCGGAGCCGTACTGCGTCTGCGTCGGCAGCTGTGTGCTGCCCGCTCCCGTGCTTTCCGTCTTCTTCTCCCCGCTCGCCCGGCCCTTCAGCGCAGACCCCAGCTCGATCTGCGCAAGCTCAGCCTCACGCACGGCGTTCTGGTATGCCATAAACGCTGCATACTGCTTATGCAGCGGATCGTCTACGGTCGTCTGCGTGCTCTGCGCGTTCTTCCCGTAGTCCGGGTTCGGCAGGCCGTACTTGCTCGCGATCTGGATCTGCTTCTGGTTCAGCGTGATCCTTCCGCCGCGATAGGCGGAGGGAGCCTGCTGCGTGCTGGCTCCCTGTCCGCTGCGGATGCTCTCTGCAATCCGCTTTTGTTCCTCTGTCAGTGTGATTCGTCCCATGCTGCCCCTCCGTCACCGCTGCCGCAGATATGTCGCGCCGTAGTATTCCAGATACGCCTTGAAGGTATTGGCCTCCAGCGCATTGTAACCCTTGCTGTTGAGGTAATTGTCCAGCGTCCGGCTGTCAAGATATACGTTCGGATTCTTTGCCCGGTATGCCTGCGCCGCTTTTGCAAGCGTGCTGTTTTTCTTGTCGCTCAGTCCGGAAGACGAACTGCTTTTTCCGCCGCCACCGCCGCCGGAGCCCTTCGCTGCCGCCTGCTCCGCTGCCAGCGCCTGCAGATAGGCCGCGTTCTCGTTGTTTGCCTTCTGCGCCCAGTAGTCGAGCATCGTCGCCCACTGGCTCTGGTCCAGCGACCGCTCCGAGTTGTACGCGCTCCGCGCATCCGAAAGATCCGAATAATAATCGCTGACCGTATCCCGGTACCGGCCGTAGTCCGTGTCCTCCCGGCCCTTCACGAGGCTGTACTGGTTGTAGAGATCCGTCCCTTCGTCCTGATACCGCTGGTATGCCTGCTGCTGCAGCTGCGGCACGATGTCGTTGAGGCTCTGCAGATACGCATTGTACGCCTGCTGGCCCACCTGCTCACCGTAGGTCGAGCCGTAGCCGCCCGTGAGTGCCGCCGCCTGCCCCATCGTGTCCTGCATGGCAAGCCGCCCGAGACGCTGATACTGCTCCCGGTACTGCTGGTACAGAGGATCCGTCCCCATGTCATAGCTGAATTTCTTCCGGTTCCGGATCTGGTCATACAGGCTCGTCAGCTCATCGTCCCATCGCGACTGATACGCGCCCGGCTTGCTGGACTTGACCTGCTCCAGATACGCCTGCGCCGCCTGCACGCTGCCCGACGGCGTGTACCCGCCCTCCAGCCCGTTCAGCTTGCTTCTCGTGTAGTCCGAAACACCGGACATGGTGTAAGGGCTGTTCCGGGTCTGGTAGCTTCCGCCATAGTTGTGCGTCGTCTGGTTCTTGTTCACCAGCTGCGACTGATAGCTTCCGTCCGCGTTCACGCCCGTAATGCGGTACGTGCCGCCGCCGGTCACGACCTCGTCGCCGGCTGAAAGCCCCGCCGGGGCCCTGCCGCCCGACTCTACTCGATATACGCTCATAGTCTCACCGCCTTAAAGCTTGAAGTGTGTCGCGTACTGCTTCGGCATGTACGCCTGGTTGTAGGCGTTGAAATACCCCTGATAGTAGCTGTTGTATTTCGCCGCCTCGTTTGCATACTTCGTCGTCTCCCCGTTGGCGTCGCAGATCTTCATCCCCAGATACCAGCGGTAAATTTCATCATACGGCCACGGGATCAGCAGCTCCGTTTCCAGATTTACGTCCTCCCCATAGCCCGTGAACGGCTCCGGTTCCTTCTCGTGCTCGTGTGTACAGATGATATCCCGGTACACGATCCCGTCCAGCTCCGACAGCCACCGGACCTTATCCGGTGTCTCGTACTGGTTCGGCAGTAACCGGTCGACCGTCTCGATTGCTTCTCTGATTTTCATAGTCCCCTCCTTACCAAAAGAAGGGGCATTTCTGCCCCTTCCTCTGCTTCATGCCGTCATGGGCATTCACTTGTCAGTTGTCCGCCTGCGCGCGGCGGAAGGCTTCCTCCTCCGCCATCCGCGCGTTCATCAGGACTTCATACACCGGCAGCGGGACCTGCACGTCCTTGCCCTTCGGCACCATGAACGTCCGGCCGTTCACCGCCACGAAGCGGCTCTGCTCCTCGTTCTCCTGCCCGCGGGGCAGGTAGATCGTCTTCATGACGTTCCACACGTCTTCCGGGTTTGCCTGTACAGCCGCCGCAGCGGTCTTCTCAGTTGCCATTGTATGTGCTCCTTTCTCAGTTGGCTTCGTCCGTGCCGGAGTATGCGCTGCAGCTCTCCACGCGGACCATGCGGTCCTCGTACAGCAGCTTCGCCGCCATCTCGGCCTTGTAGCCGACGGTCGAGAACTGGTTCAGCGGGCCGCCGATCTCGTCCTTGCCCTTGACGATCATCTCAAGATTGCCGCCCTCCGGGTCAATCATCTTGTATGCGTCCTTGCCGAGGAACAGCGTCGCGTACACGCTGTAGTAGACCGCCGGGTTTCCGTCAGACGCTGCAGTCTTGACCGGGCAGGTCGAGTTGTTGAAGATCTTCGCCTCCGTCGTCTCGACAAACCGGACGCCGTGCAGCTCGCCGATCTCACCCGAGAACAGCGGCGTGACGTCTGCATACTTGTGCGCCTCGACCCATGCGTCCGAGGACCGCAGGTCGTATGCGACCGACGGGTGGATGATGGCGACGTACTTGCCGTCGATCTTCGGAGCCTTCATCTTCTTCAGCGTCGTCACGGCCTTGTTGACCTCGTCCGGCGTCAGCTTCGCCGTCAGGTCGAGGCCTGCGCGGCTGGTGACTGCCGTATGCGCGCCGCCCGCTGCGACCTTGTCGCAGTACTGCACGTTCGAGCCTGCCACGACCGCGTCGCGCACGCGCTTGTCGATGGATGTACCCGCGGAAGCGCCGAGCTCTTCCGTTGCGCCCAGAATGACGTTATCCAGCGCGTGCAGCTCCAGCTGGTCGGAGACCGTCACGTACAGGCCGATCTGCTTGATCGCGCCGGTCGTGCTGGTCTGGCCCATCTTCTGGCCGGTCGGGATGACGCCTTCGGTCAGCTCCTCCGCGTCCTTCAGCGTGTTCCACTTGCGCCACTCGACGGTCTTTCCGTGGTTGCGCGGCAGTGCCTGACGGCCTGCCAGCTGTGCATGCACGAGGTTCGGCCGTGCGTTCTCGAGCAGCTGCGTGTCGTAGAACGTCTTCATGGTCGGCGCGAGCGTGTCGTTGCCGCTGAATGCGGTCGTCTGACCGGTGCCTGCGTTTACATAGTTGCCGGTCGCGTTGACGAGCGTACCGGCGTCAGCAAAAAACTGAAATCCGACTTTGGATTGAAACATAGCTTCTTATCTCCTTTCTCAGGGGATCACTCGTTCCCCTCTTGCCGCGCGGCGGCGCATGTCCTCCACCTCCGCGCGCGTCCATTTCGTCTTCATCGGGACGGTCGTGCCGCCTCCCGCGCCGGAGCCGATCTCCTGCGGTCTGGCTCCCTGCGCCTGAATGGTACGCACCAGATTGTCCCGCGTCTGGCTCGCGACCGCCTGCGTTCTCGCCGCTTCGATCTCCGCCTGATGCAAAACCTCAAAGGCCGTCTTTACCGGGACGCCCGCTCCAAGCAGTCTTGCAAAATCCGGATTCTGCATTTCCGTCTCGAAGTCCGCGCCGTACCGCGCCGCTACATCCCGCTCGAAGTCTGCCTGGATCCCCGCGAATGCCTCTCGCATCTGGTATTCCTGCAGCTGGCGCTTCATGGCCGTGTTCTCGGCCCGGCCCGCGTACTCCTTTTTGAGTGCGTCCGTCGTCGTGCCCTTCTCCATGGCCTCCGCGCTGTAAAGCCGCTCGTCAGCGGAGAAGCGCTGCGCCAGTGCTGCAAAATCCGTCTTTCGCGGATCCGACGTGTCGATCCCATAGAGCGCGCCCAGCTGATCAATGATCGGAGCCATGGCCTCCGCCTGCCCCTTGTACTGGTTCAGCCCGCGCACCCGCTGCTTGACAACCCTCTGCACAGCAGAGTCAAAGTCCTTCTTGAATCTTCCCTGAATCAGGCTGTCAAATGTTTCTTCCTGCTGCGTACCCTGTCCCTGAGCGTCCGGGACGTTGACCGGCTGCTGCTGCACCTGCGCCTGTGCGGCTGCCTCCTGCCCGCTCTGCTGACCGGCGGCGTCAGCTGCGTTCGTCTGAACGCTTACGCCCGTGAATTCGCCTTCCATGCTATAAATTCCTTTCTGGCGTTTATTCTAAAATCATCGTAGCACAAACTTTTCCCAACTTCACCCCACGCCAGTCAGAAATGATCTCGCCGGAACGGGCCGCCGCAAGCGGCGGCTCTTATCCTCTGAGATCATTTCTTCCTTTCCGACGCGCAAGCCGAGCTTGTGCGTCGGTTCTTATCCCGGCTGCGTGCTTTCTTCCGACTTTTTGCGCGCATTCTCCACGATCTTCGGCTCCTGCGCCTCGCCGGTGTTGATCTCCGGCTTCTCCGCTGCCGCGGCGCTCGCCTGCGGGACGGCCTGCCCGCCCTCCTGCAGTATCTGCTGTGCCAGCCCCTCACCCATGACCGGATCGTACCGGTCCGCCAGTGCGAGCGCCAGCTGCTGCCACTCAATCAGCCGCTGCTGCAGGTCCGCGTTCTCCTGGATCTTCTGGATGATGGAGTCCTTCCCGTCAAAGTCCATCATGTCCAGTGTAGATAGTGCCTGGTCGACCATCTGCGGGTTGAAGAACCCCAGCTGGAAGAATTGCAGCGCCAGCTCATTCTGCGCCATGGACGTGTACTCGCTTGCCTTCTGCGCCGAGACCTCAATGTCGAAGACCGGCTTCCTGAGCCCGTCCGGCTGCCCGTTCGCGCCGTAGAGCGTCTGCGGCTGCAAGCCCTGATTGCTGTACTGCACAAACTGTTCCGCCCCGCGCTGCCCGACGATCCGGAACTGCCGCGGCAGATCGTAAAACTGCCTGATGCGCTCAATGACCATCCGGATCATCCGCGCATACGCCCGGTATGCCGACTTCGTGGAGTCCTTGCTGCTCCTTCCGGACGCCTCCTGCAGCGCCGCAATGGCCGATGCCGCCGTCACGCCCGAGTTTGTCGCGCCGTTGTTGACATCCGTGTTTCCCGTCGTCCACTTGAGCTCTTCAATTTTGTTCTGCAAGATCGCAATGTAATTGCTGTTGAGCATGTTTACCTGGATCGGAACCAGACTGTCCTGTCCCAGATTCCCGTCCACATGTACAAACGGTTTTGTCCAGTCCGCGAACTCCTGCTCGTTGACCGACCCGTCCGACCGCTTGAACCAGCGCGGCGTCGTCGACATGATCGCGTTCTTCACGATCGCCTGATTCATCCGGTCGATCTGCTCCTGCGTCGACTTGCCGATGTCGATATAGCCGTATCCCGCAATGCTTCCCTCCACCGGGAACAGCGCGTCGACCACAAACGGGTATTCCCCGTCGTCGTATAAGCCCGTCTCCGCCATCGGCCGCCCGACTGGCTGCTGCACGATGCTCCCGTCCGGCAGCGTCATCGTATCAAATTTCTGCTCCGTGTCGTTCTCCGTCGACTGCAAGACCGTATCGCCCACCATCTTCGCGAAGTGCAGCACCTGCCGCCCGTCCTGATATTTCTTGTAATACCAGTCGACCACCATAGACTTCCCGTCAAAGCTGATCACGTCGTCCGTGTTGTACTTCTGCTGCAGCTGCGCGCTGGAATTAAGCTTCCCCTCCAGCTCCGGATACTTCGCGAGCAGCAGATCGTTGTCCACCATCTCCGTCAGGAAAATGTTCTTCGACTTCTGGATATCCCGCACGCCCGGTTCCCAGAAGAACGACAGAATATCCACCGGCTGCACCGAGATATCCCCGAGCCCATTGAGCTTGGAAGAATCCCACTTCACATGCCAGATGAGTGTCCCCTGCTTGAGCTTCGTCCACTGGCTGTCGGAATAGACCTCCTCGAAGTCGTTCTGTTCCAGAATGACCGGCAGCACCGAAGACAGCTTCGCCGCCTCCTCCCGGTCGTCCGGCTCCCGCGGACGGATGGCCGGGGCCGGATAGGCCGCGATCGCGTCCGCGTGCTTGCCCATAATGACGTTAAAGAGCCATGCCGACGTCCACTTGTCGTCCTCCGGGTTCCCCTTCTGGATCCGCTGCCAGCTGCGCATGCGCCACCAGTCCTCCGACGCAATGACCCGCGCCTCCAGCGCACTCTTGCCCTGCCGGTATTTTAACAGCGTGTCCATGGCCTTTCTGGCCTGCTCCTCGCCGATGGCCTTTCGCGCCGCCAGCCCGCTCATCTGGTCATTCTGCATGCTCGGTCTCGTCTGCTCTGTCTGCATGCTCTGTGTCCTCCTTCCGCATGTCTGCTGCCGTCAGCATTTCGACCTCATGCCGGATCCCGTCCAGCACAAGCCCCACCACGACCGGCGGCAGCCCCGCCCGGTTGATGTCCCTTACCAGCTGCCCCCGCAGCTGCACCACTGCTTTTGTGATATTCATAGCTCCTCCTATCCGTTATAACTGCTGATTGCCCGGTTGAGCGCTTCCTTGAGCGCAGAATAGCTGTTTGCAAAGTACGTCGCTTTTAGCTTCGTCCCTGCCGATACCGTGCTGACGCTTCCCGCGCCTGCCAGATTCCCGATGGCGTTTGCCGCCTCGTTGTAGATGGCCGCCGTAATCGTCTGCCCGGCATAGGCCGTGGTAAAGGAAATACTGCTGTAGCCTCTGGCAGCCCGGACCTCGTTGATCTTCGCCGTCATCCGGTTCCAGCTTGCCGCTGTCAAATACGTGACGACCTTCCCTGACTGGATGTACGTCGCATCGTCACCCGTCCACGCAAACAGCGCGATCTGTGCCTTCGTCTCTCCGGATACGGTGTTGGACGTCTTTGAGTCCGTCCCGGCCTTGTTGACGATCCAGAAGTAATACGTCGTGCCCGGATCCAGCCCCGAGACCGTCACCGGTGAGCTTCCGATCGACTGCGATCCGATCGCCGTATAGCTCGTCTTTCCCCAGTAGAGCGTCCAGCTTCCGTACCCGCCGCCGTTTTTGTCCCACGTGACCGTCGCCGTGTTCTTCGTCAGCGTGACCCTGCTGATAACCGGCGCGACTGCCGCGATCTTCGTCTTGTAGTACACGCGCACGGCCTGCCCGCTCGTAATGGGGATCGTCTCCGTCGCCGCGTGATTTGTCGCATACCCTTCCGACGCGAGCCTGAAATACTGGAATTCATACTCCTGCGAATACGTCTGGTACTGCGTGCCGGACATGGACAGGAAGAACGAGTTGCCGATCGTGCCGGAGACGGACCCGTCTGTCAGCGTGTGCTGCCCGTCCAGGTAGTTGTAGATCGGAATCGTCGTGGTCTTGCTCTGGTAGTAGACCTTGACGGTCTGCCCCTCCTGGATTGGGATTGGATAGCTCGCGTCGTGCTCCGTGCTGTAATTCTGCGACGACAGCCGGAAATACAGGAAATGATACTGCTGCGAGTACGTCCGGTACTGCGTGCCGGATGCGGAGATGTAGAACGTATCCCCAACGCCTCCCGTAAAGGACCCGTTCGTCAGCTGCGTCAGATTGTCCAGGTAGTTGAGGATACTGACCGTCGTCGTGCCCGCAGACTGCGCCAGCGTCCGCACGCTGATGGAGTTTGTCTCGGCGACAAGCGCCCCCGTGCTGCTGTTGTAGATCCGCACGCGGCAGATATACAGCGTGTCCGGCGTCAGCCCGGTAATGATCCTGCTGGCCGTCGTCGTGCCCGCAGTCGAGTCCGTCACCGTCGCCATGACCTGCCCCGCAAGGATATATTCATATTTCCGTTTGTACGTCGTCGTTGACGACATACCGGATACCGTCAGCGTGATACTTGTCGGCGTACCCGATGCGCCGGACAGCGTTGCCATTCAGCCAGCCCCCCTTATCCGAAGACCGGCGTGATGCCGGTGATGCCGCCGGGCGCGACAAACCCAATGCTCCCGTCTGCCCGGATCTGGATGCTTGCCGTCTCTGCCGCGTTCTGCAGATATACCGCGCCGCTCGTCGACCGGATGCGCACCGCCGGGCCGGACAGATCGACCGCATAGGCCGCCGAGCTGGAGGACGTAAACTGCAGACTGCCCTCCGCACCGCTGATCTTTCCGTTGGAGAAATTCGTCCCCGCGATTTCCAAACCGTCCGTGATGATGTTGATCTCATCCATGATCTGCTTGAGCTTCGTCTGGATGCTCGTGCCGTCGAGCTTCAGATCCGTTGCGTTGATCGTTCCGCCGATCTCAGCCCCCGTGCACGTCAGCTTCCCGTTCGCGTCGACCTTGAATTTGTCTTTGATGGAAAGCCCGCTCGTGCCGAAGTACATGCTCGCGCTGCCTCCAAATTCATTGGCCGTGCGGAAAATGCTGCTCTCCGAGATCGTCCACGGCCCGAACGTCGAATCCGCTGCCGCCGTGATCGTCCCGGACAGCACCGCATTGTACGCCTCCAGCGTCCCGGACGGGAAGTGCAGCTTCTTTTCCGACAGATACGCGACTTCCTTTCCGTCCTGCCAGAAGCCGATCCTGTCCGGCGTCACCGTCACCAGCTCGTTCTTCGTCCGGTCAATGACGTTCTCCCCGCCGTCCGTCACGGTCGTTTCAATATTGCCCACGCCCACGCCGTACACCGGCGTCACGTCGTTATAATACAGCAGCCCCGTCTTGATGTACTGCTGACTATTGACGGAAAACGCATTGTTGACGCCCGCCGTGTAATCATACAGCTGCCTGATGCCGACGGAGTTTCCCTCGATCGTCAGCTGCGTCTTTTCGAGATACTTCCCGAAATCCGAGATCGCCACATAGCTGCCGGACAGCTTCGTCGACCACGTTTCCGAGTTTGCCGCCGCGAAATCCGCCGTCTTGATGATGAGGGATTTCAAGGCCGCATAGCCCGAAAGCGTGGTCTTCTTCTCCGCCTCGGGAAGGTTGTCCGCGTCAATGGCCTGCGCGATCTCCTGCAGCGTCGCCTTCGCCGACCAGTCGGCCAGATTCAGCTGCTCTGTCACGGAGCACAGATACCGCCGCATGCTCTCCAGCTGCTCCTGCGTCGTCTTCCCCGCGATCGACGGGTATGCCAGTGTCAGACTGCCCATGTCCTCTGCACCTCCTTCCGTGCGTTGTAGGGGCGGACGACTCTGTCCGCCCTCTTTTCGTTTGCGCACAATCCATCGGGCGGGCAGAGTCGCCCGCCCCTACAGAGCGTTCTACGCATCACTTCCAGCCTCCAGCACTCTCGCCAGACTGAACAGCTTCATCTCGCCCTTTCCCGTCAGCCGGAACTTCAGATGGTCGCACCGCGCGGGCCGGATCGGCAGCAGGAACGTCCGCAGCCCCCGGCCCTCAAGGTGCCCGCAGTGCCGCCACACGCCGTCCGAATCATACTGCACCCAGAAGTCGACGCTTGAGCCCTTCGGCAGCTGCATCCGCAGATTGATTCTGGAGACGTACTTCTTCCCGACGAGTCCATACGTCATGATCCCCGTCTCCGCCATCCAGCCTACCGGGGCTTCCAGCGTCCCGACGCTGCCGTACACGGTCCTGAGCGTTCCATTTTCGAGAAAATACAGCTCATCGTCCACCCGGGCAAAGTCCGCCGCGTGGGTATTGTCCTCCCTGTGCCACAGGCCTTTTCGCGTGTCGTAGACGAACAGCGTCCAGTTGTGCGCCGCATCCTCCATGCTGATGAAATATTTGCCGCGCACGCCGCCCGCGACGGCATTGTAATAAAGCGCCGTGCCGAAGCAGCTGCCGATCTCCTGCGGCAGACTCCCGTCGTACACGCACACGCCCATGCGCGACTTGTAATACAGCCGGTCGTCCACCACGACGAGGCTTTTCGATGACCCATTCTGCACGCCCGCGCACTTCTGCACGACCACCTGATGCGCCCCCGTCGCCGACGGATATACCCGGTGGAAGCAGTCCTCCTTGAAGAAGATCGGGCTGTCCGCCAGCGTCGCCGCGCCCGTCCACCTTCCGTCCGTGCCGCAGCTCGCGCGCCACGAGTCCGTCGCCACGCCCTGATAGCACTCCCAGTTTTTGAAGTCCCCCAGCTTGCAGCAGTAGATCTCATTGACCGTCTCGCCGTCCACCACACCGTACTTGCAGCCCCACAGCCGGTTCCCGCTCTCGGTGATGAAGTCCATGCTTGGGACCTTCCGCGCCGTCTTCACGGTCCCGCTCGTCACCTTCGCCGTCTCGTCGACAAGCCCGACAATGACGATATAGCTCTCACCCACGTCGTAGAGGATCTGACTTCCGTTCAGTTTCTCGATCTGCTCGTTTCCCGTCAGCCCCGAAAGCCGGATGCCGTCGTACTGCTGGAAGCCCCTGCCGATGCCGTTCGCCGACAGCTTCAGGTATACCGTCGGCACGCTCACCCACTGGCTTGTCGCTTCCGCCCACTGCTTGAGCGTGTGGAGCTTTCCGGACGTGTCCAGCCAGTACTGCCCGTTCGACGGGCTTTCCGGCTGCGATGCCTGCGAATAACTGACCGTCAGCGCCGACCCATCGACCAAGCAGAGGGAAATTTCCACGTTCGAGCTCGCCGCGTCGACCACGTTCTCCTGCCCCATGTAGCCGTTGTCGGAGTATTTTTCCGTGTTGAAGTAGATCCCGTCCGGGAAGATGCACAGATACGCGCCCATGGAAACGAGCTGCTTTTCTCCCGCCGAGATCGACACGGACGGCATATATGCCTCCATCGAAGCGCCGTTGATGTACAAAACCTGATCCTGCACCCAGCACAGCGCATCCTTCGCCAGAATCCCCTGCACGCCCTCGATCGCCTGCGCCGTGCCCCGCCTTGGCCGCGGCGCGAGCAGCGGATACTCGTCCGCCGACAGATTCTCCATGTCGTAAAACTCCCCGTCCGCCAGCTCGAGGTTGTGGTTGTATCCGAGAAAGACCTCCGTCATCATGGTCTGCTTCTCAGTCTCCGTCAGTTGTGGTGCCAGCATGGCCTTACCTCCGTTTCATCATGTCCAGCGGATCAAAGAGGATCCGCGGCTCTTTCACCGCGCGGATCGGCTTGATCGGCCGAGACATGCAGAAATATCTCCATTCGTCCGCGACATGGTCTTCCATCTTTGTGTCCAGGTCTTCCGCCCGATGCTCGTCATAGATCAGCGTCGGGATCGTCCGGATGAACGCCCTGCAGGTGTTGAAGACATACATCCGCGGGTATCCATCCTCGTCAAACTGCAGCCGGTAGTGGCACTGCATCCAACCTGCAATGCGTTCATTGTCGCCAGGCGTAAAAAATACGCCGTACCGCGCAGCCGTGTCTGCGACCGATTCTCCGCGCGACGCATCCCAGATCGCGGGGTCCGCCACGCCGATGATATTTTTCCCCTTGAGCCACGGGTGCTGCATCTCCGTTTTGTGGATCTCTTCAAACTGTTTGTCCGGTGTCCACTTTACGCCCTCGTTCGGCGTCCGCGTGCAGCCGTACAGCTCCATGATCCGGTAGATCGTCCCGTCATAGTCGACCGCCCACCATGCGCAGGAAAACGGCTTTCCATAGCCAAAGTCGTAGCTCCGGCAGATCGTCCATCCGTCCGGGATTTCAAACGGCTCGATGACATGCGTCCAGCGTCGGTCCTGATAGTGTTCCGGATCGTCCCGGAAGTCCTCAAAGAACTGTCCCTCATAGACGTCCCAGCGTCCGTCCTTCCACGCTGCCCGCAGCGTCGGCGGCAGATTCTCCAGCTCTCGCAGGTAGTCAGGCTGCGTATCCATGAGGACCTTGTTGTCCTCCACTTTTGCCTGAATGAAGAAATAGTCATCCTGATCTTCATCGGGATTGAAATTCCGATCGACGAATACACGCTTAAAGTACGCATGCCCCGGCCCGCCGGGGTTCAGCGTGTAATACGTCCGCTTTGGAAATCCATTCGTTCCGCGCACGCAGAGATTGATCTTGCGGATCCAGCTTTCCTGCAGCTGCCCGGCCTCGTCGATGAACACCACGTCATATTCCGTGCCCTGATACTGCCCCAGGTCCCCTTCGTTTGCGCAGTACCCGAAAGAGATCGTCGACCCGTTCGGGAAGCGAAACATTTTGTCCGACCGGTTGTATTTTGCGAACCCGGCCAGTTCTGCTGTCAGCTGCTCGATGTGGTTATTCTGCAGCTCCTTGTATGTCTTTCGGACGATCAGGATCTTAATGCCCGGATACCGGAACGCCAGCAGCTTCGACTTTGTCCGCACGGCCCAGCTCTTTCCGCCGCCGCGCGCGCCGCCATAGGCGATGTGCCGGTGTTTGTCCTTGAGGAAGAGTGTCTGCTTCGGCTGCGCCCGCCCGAGATCCAGCGTTCTCATTCGCTCGCGTCCTCCGCGTCACATTCCAGCAGCACACGCGGCGTCTGATCCTGCTTTTCGTCCCCGGCGTCTCTGCGATACCGGAACCCATACTCCAGCGCGAACTGCGCGCCCCGCTGAGAATCCCGGTCGAACAGTCTTTCGGCCGTATATTGTTCCACGCGCGTCTGCGCGCGCGAAATCGAGTCCATAAATTCTTTCCTGGCCTTGTAGTTATACAGACTCTGCTTGCTGGAAAAGCCCAGCGCCAGCGCAAGCCCCGGGATCGTTGGCGGCTTCCGCCCCACCCAGACCGGTGTCCCGTCTTTCTGGTTGAAAACGATGTCCCCGTCCTTATCCCGCAGGATTTCTCCCTTGCAGCTCTCAAAATACGCCTCGATCAGCCTTTCGATCTGCTCCACGGATTCATACTTCGGTTTCCTCGCCATGGCTCACGCCTCCCTTCTGCTTTTCAGCATAGCGTATCCGGAAAATCTTTTCACCCCACGCACGCAGAATGAGCGCATACGGCGTTCCGCATGCGCTTCGGCTCTCATTCTGTTCTTTCGTAGTATCGGAGCTTCGCCGCCGCGATGCTGCACCGCACGTAGTCAAAGCTGGCGCAGTATCGCGTGATGTAGTCTGACGTCTCCCGCCGCTCAGGAAATGCGAGCACGCATTCTCCCTCGCAGCGGATCGTCTTTTTCCCGGCCGCCTGCCAGAATGGGCAGATATACTCCCTGTGCCAGTAGTCGCTCGTCCCTATCACCCTTTCGTCTTAAAACCTTACGCATATACAAGGCTTAATTTAAGCGGCTCCCGTTCCGCTTGTGCTCTGATCTTGGATCGACTACATACTTATAATATTGATACCCGTACTTTGTCGTCCGGGCTTCGACGAGGATATAGCCGCGCGGGGCGACGGGCGGGTGCTTGGGGCTGTACTCCCGGACCGCCTCGGTCGCGGGCTCCGGCTCCGGTCGGATGCAGTTTCGGCTGGCCTTGTACCTGTGCCCGCCGAACTCTTTTCTCCAATGCGCGTGCAGGTAGTCGGCCAGCGCCTTATAATCCCGGCCGTGGTCGACTTTGTTTCCATTTTCGTCCATGTAATAGTTGTGTTCCCGCAAATGCCGAACCTCGATCACGCTGCCGAGGCCCCAGATCCTGCCGATCTCCTCCTCCGGAATGCCGTCCGAGATCATGTGCAGATGGAACCGGCTCGTTGACTTGCCCTGTCCGTAGACGATCACGATCCTGGCGTTTGGGTATTTATATAGTAGGCGTCGGTAGAATCTGTCCCGGATGAGTTTCATCTCGTCGGCAGTATGTACCTCGTTCTCGGCGTCGAGCGTCAGCGTGGAATACAGGCTGGTCGGGCCGAAGTTGGCATTGACGAGCGCTTCCAGCTTTGCCTCGGAGATCTTCCGGTTGAATTCGTCCTGCTCTTCCCTCGTCTGGAAGCGCGGCTTGCGCGGTTTGCTGGTCTTTTTGTCCGCACCGTCGGACACGGTATACACGATCTGCGTACATACCTTCCCGGCAAACAGCCGGCGCTTGTGTCTCTTTGCCATCATCCACACCTCTTTCTCCCGGGCGGACAGAGCCGTCCGCCCCTACAGGTCTTCTGCCCGCTCAAAGCGTGGCCGGAAATTCCGGCCACAGTTTCAACGGTCAGTTCGTGTATCCGCATGCCTTGCATGTGCATACGTCTGTCTCAGCGTCCCATTCGCAATCTGATGCCCCGCATTTTGGGCAGTGCCCCCACGCACCGCGCGCTCCTTTTGGGTCTGGCCCTGGCCCATTCAGCTTTGCATGCCACAGATCCCCCTTCTGGCCCGGGTCTTCCCAATGTGCGGTATGCTCACGATTATCCCCGCGCGCCTCTCTTGCCTTCTCGATCCGCATTTCCAGCCGTGCGAGCTTTTGCTTTCTGGCGTACTGTACCTCTGCCGCTACACCGAACGCCCACATCATTTCATCCAGTACGATCTGCACGTCCGCGATCTCCTCGGCGATCTCGTCATAATTGTCAATCAGTCCGTCCCCAAGCCCGCCGCGGCCCGCAAACGTCACCCGCTGCGCCTTGCACAGCTCCTTTGTCAGCTCTGCCATTTCTTCTATTGCAACCGCAATCTGCAAATCATAGCCAAATGTCTCAATCGCAGACCAATAGATGTTTTTTGTGTCTGTCATTCCTGCGCCGCCTCCATTTCCTTGCGCTCTTGCATAAAGCCGTGCAGAAACAGCTCCAGCAGAGCGGCGGCGCGGTTGGTCAGATTTGTGAAATCCTTTTTGCTGATCTGCGGTTTTCCGGTCGTGACGACCTCTGTGTCTGGCCTGCCGATGATCTGGATGGTCGGGTTCGGTTCCAGCGTCTTCGAGCCGTCATCCTCGATCTTGTAGAGCGGCGGCGTGGACTGCTCCATGACGATGCGCGGCGGATATTGCTCGCCGCGGAAGCTGGTATCCCATTGCTGTTTTTCGTAGTATGCGACAAAATTGTCTAGGTCGTGCGCAAACGCGCCCATGATTTCTGCCATTTTGATACTCCCTTCAAATTGCGATAATCTCCCGCCTCGACTGGCGGGTAAATTTGCGCTCCGGGCAGAAGCGGCATTCGGTGCAGCTCCAGGCGCCGCGGTAGTTGTTGCGCGTCGGGCAGAGTGGGTTGTAACAGATCCCGGAGCCTGCCCGCCGCGGGCCGCGGCCGAATTTTTTCTTCTTCGGTTCGGCTTTTGGCTTTTTGGCTGGATCCTTCTTGGTGACGAGCGTGGCCACGCGTTCTTTCCGGAGGCAGCCGCAGCTTTTTGTACGCCCGTTCCGGAGGTATCTTCCGTCCTTGCTGCAGATGGTCCCGCATTTACACCGACAGATCCAGTGTGCCGTGTCTCCTTTTTTGCTGGTATCCCGCCCGATGACGTGCAAATATCCAAAATCCGTGCCCGTCAGATCGACTACGTGTGACATTTCCATTCTCCTTTCGTCCGGGGGCCGGTATTCCGGCCCCCGCAGGCAGGGCGGGCTTTCACCGCCTGCGCACCGGCGCGCCGCGCTCGCTTGTCAAACGCTGCGCATCTCCGGGCGAGCCGCCCTTGACTGCCGTCAGGCGGCTTATAAAAAGGAGGCAAGCGATGCACGGAGGCTATGCGAGACCCCCGTGTGGGGTAACGTTGACTGGTTCCATTCGCGCGCACGTTCCACACGCGCTTTTTATCCCCGGCGCACAGAGCTTGAGGGAGTTTCCTGTGCGCCGGGTGCAAAGCCGTGGTGATCCTCCCGCAGCCGTCTCATGGCGGAGCGGCTGCGGCATAAGTCCGATAAAATATGTACCCCGGCTGATTGCCTATGTCTCCGGGCGGATATCCTTGTGGTAAAGGCCATCTTCACCCCTGACCAGCGGCAGCGCTCTGCGCCGCTCCCGCTCCTCCGGGTTCCAGCCGCATTTCAGGCAGCAGGCCGTCGTGCGGTTCATGCAGGCGCTCCCGCTTTTCGGCAGGCCGCAGGGCATTCCCGGACGGCCCTCGTTTTTTTCTTCCGGCATTTTTAAATCTCCTGTATGTCGATTCCAAATTTTGACCGCATGAATTTCCGGTTGCGCAGATACTCCTTTGTCCGCGTCGGCTTGGACTTCACATCCTCGACGACGAGCTTGCCTCCGAATTTGTACGAAAAGTCCGCCGTGTACCGCACTGCTCGGATCCGCTCTCCGGTCTCTGTCATATAAGATTCCTGCAGCGTGAATTGCGGCTGCAGCCGCAGATCGGAGATGATCCCGGCCCGCAGCATGACCATCAGCTCGTCATACCGCCGCGCCTCCTTCTGGCTGTCGAAGCGCAGCTCTCCTCGCTCGGCGGGCGCGCTGTGATACTTCGAGGCCTTCTTCGGCGCCGCGGCAGCCCCCGGCATCTGCTGCCGTGCATACAGCTCCCGCATCCTCGGCGGCATGTCCGCCATGCTCTCAAACCGCAGTCCGCTCATTCTGGTGTTTCTCCCTTTTTCACTCCGTATCTGCAAAAATCATTCTCGGTTGGGCAATACATGCCGTGCTCCTCAGAGCAGATGACAATACCGTTTGCGTCGGTTCGCACCTTGTGTTTGCAGTCCCTGCACCGCACCACCTCCGCAACGTCGGCGGCGGGCACTTTTTCAAGTAGTTTTACTGCAACGAGTACGGCGCAATTCCCGCACAGCCCAATGTCCGAGCACGTTCTGCATTGCTTCGATTTTATGTATTTCACCGCCGCTTCGCGGCTGATGTATTCGTCAGCCATCTTCGTCATCTCCAAAGTGCTCGTCGTATTCTTCTGGCGTGATGAACTGAATATCGTCGCCGGTATAGCCGAGCCTGTCGAGGCACATCAGCTCAACCAACGTATCCTTGTTGACACACTTGCACAGATCTTCATACGGGATTGTGTTTTTTGACTCGAAGCTCATCTGCGCTCCGAACTCTCCTCGGACGGTAAAACACACTCTGTTTTTAATCATCCTTCTTGCCCTCCATTTCCTGCAAAGCCTTCTCGGCTTCTTCGCGGCTCAAAAATACAGTTTTTCCTATGGAACTTTCCACGCATGGGCAGAACGGGTACGTTTCAATGTCCCACCGTTCCTGTATTGCGAAGTATTTCATGATCCCGACTTCTTGCTCGAAGATTTCTCCGGCAAACACTCTGTATAATTTATCGCCCACCTTGCACGGCAGCACCACCAGCCGCCCGTCCTTGTCGGCCTCGGCAAGCTCTACGAGCCTGCTGATTGGCGTATTGTTGAGCGTTTCGAGATCAACCATGTGCTTTGCGGCCAGCGCAAGCTTAACCGTTTCCACTGCTTCCGGTTCAATCCCCGTGTCCTCGTAGGCCGCAAGGCGCTCACACACCGCTGTTTCAAACGGGCAATCCTTGATTTTGCACCTGCCGCCGTAGCACGGTTCTTTGAAGCAGCGTGGATAATAGGCATGACGGGTTTGTCCACCATTCCATTCAGTCAGTCGTTCCATAGTTCTTCCTCCACATACCGCCAGCTCTGCGGCGGGCGGGTGATTGGCTTGGGTTTTGCCTTGAGCGCTACCTCTACCTCATTTGGCACAGCGTAAAATTCCCGCAGTTCGCGCGGGGTATCGTAAATCCTGAGATTGGATATGTGCCAGCCGAAGTTAATATTGCTGATCTCATCGCACAGAAATTCCCCGATGACTTTGCCGTTTCCGCATTTGTAGATGTAGCACTTAAACGGCGGGTTCATCTTCGGGCGCGTCTTGCGCACCTCGATCGTCTTCTGCCCGCTCATGATCTTTTCGCACCACTTTGGTCTGATGCTGATTAAAACAGCTATCATGCCTTGTCTCCTTCCTCCGGCGCGCCGCGCCATTCCCATCTGTCTGTGCTGCTCCCGATTCCGGAGCATTTCATGCACGCGCAATCCGGTTTCTTCGCGCAATTATCGCAGTCTTCTTGTCCGGTCGGCTTAAACCCTTCCGGGCAATCCTCAAACCTCGCGCAAAACATGCAGCCAGCTTTCCGAATCTCCTTTTTCAGCGCCGCATTCTCGGCAGTCAGGCGCTCGATGAGGTCAGCCGCGTCCATTCCAACCTTGTCAACATCGCAGCTTGGCCATGTGTCCACTCCCAGTTTTTCTTTCAGTTGCGCGTCCAGCTGCTCTTTCCGGTAATACGGGTAGCCCGTGCAGTCTTCGTGCAGGCTGCCCGGTGCAGACGTGCACCGCAGCGCCTGCACGATTTCCTTTTCCTTGTCCGTCATAGCGCGTCCTCCATCGTCTTCCCCCAGGCCCCAAGCTGGGCGCGGATGGCTGCGCAGAGCTTTCCGGCCTTATCCTCGTCCTTGATGTGGGAAATGGCCTGCGTGAGCTGGTTGAAGGCTGCCTGCCACTGGTAGAAATACAGTTGTGCAGCCGTCACGTCCTTGTCGGACATGGCGAGTTTTCTGCGCAGATCCTCGACCTCGCCGGTCAGACGCTCCTTTTCCGCGTCCGAAGAGGCGGTTTCCGCCATTGCCTTTGCCGCCGCCAGCTGCTGCTTCAGGTTCTCCGCCTCCTTGCGGACGCGCTCGATCTCCTGCTCGGTCTTTGTGGTCTGTTTTTTCCACTCGTCGGTCTTCTTGCGCAGCTCCGTTTCCGCCTGCGCCCGGACCTTGGCCTCCGCGTCCCGGATCGCCTGCTCGTCGCGCTGAACAGCGACCTCAACGGGCCGGTTCTTGAGCGCCTCAAGCTCGTCCGCCATGCGGCAGGCCTCGTCCTTCGCGGCGGTCAGCTCATCTTCCATGCCGCGCAGTTTCTCATAGGCTTCCTGCGCCTCTTTTTTCGCGTTCTCGGCGCGGAGGGAATCGCTGTTTGCCTGCCGCAGGGCGCTTTCGCGCTCCTGCCGGGCGGCGTCGCGCTCCTTGATCGCTTTTTCCAGTTCCCGGGCGGAAAGATTCTCCGCATCGACTGCTTCAGCAAATTCCTCGCGCTCGTCTTCCGGCACGGCCAGAAGCCGCAACGCATTGGAAATGCTGAGATTTTTCAACGTTGACGATTCTGGCACAGCCCCGAAAATGCCGATCTGCGCCGCGCCGTATTCGTTGAATACCCGCATAAATCTGGTCGCGGTCGCTTGGGAAAATTCCGTGTTTTCCTTCAGCCACGCGCCCCAGCCGCCATACGGGACCATGCTCTTTGCGGCCTCCAGCCGCCTGCCGATCTCGACGCCGTAATAAAGCGTCATGGCCTTTGCCTGCCGGGTCAGCTCCCGGATCTCTGCCCCCAGCTTCTCCGGGGATACCATCAGATTCTGTTCACTCATGCTGCTGCCTCCTTTTTATGTTTCTTTCCGGCAACCTTCAGCCGCCGGATGTGTTCGAGCCACCTGTTCACAAATTCCTGCACTTCTTTCGTCGGCGCACAGTTCCGCAGACCGTGGTTCTGGATCTCCTTCAGCGTCTTCAGTTCGACCTGCAGGGTAAACCACGGCTTGTCCGGCGCATCCGTGCGGCGGATGAAGAAAATGCAGCTTTCTCCGCGCGCCACAGTCGCGCCGTAGGTTCCGACGCAGTGGTGAAGGGCACTGCCCTCGTCAACCAGCTCTTCCTCGGTGCGGACAGGCCGGATGCAGATCCCGGCGTCTTCCCACGCCCACGCCTCCAGCGGCGCGACGGTCTTTTCAAACGCCGGTCTGCGCTTTTCGATCTCGGCTTGCTTTCTGCGCTTTTCTTCCTCATTCCGCGCGATCCGCTCTGCCTCCACGAGCCGGTCGTGCTCGCGCTTGATACTTTTCGGGAGCTGGACGTGCTCATCCCGCAGGTCAAGCCCTGCGCGCCGGGCCATGTTCCAGTAGTCCAGCAGCGTTGTGATGTCGGACTTTTGCCGTTCCAGATATCGCAGGCAGCGCATGACGGTCAGCCTGCCGCGCAGCAGCTGCAAGCTTTTGCCGCCAGCCGCGGCCGGCAGCAATGCCTTTTCGCTGCACAGCTTGTTCAGCTCGTAGATCTGCAGTTTTTTCAGCAGGTTCCAGTCCTCCGGCAGCTTTACCGGCTCAAACGCCCGCACCATCTTGTATTTCGCAAGATCGTCCTGCGTCCATTTCTCCCGGACGCAGAGCGCAAATTCCTGCTTGTCGAGGCCCAGCATCCGGGCCGGGCGCTTCTGCTTCCAGTCGATCCATTCCAGCTTCGCGCTGTGCGCTGGCATGTAGTAATGTCTCTCTGTTTCGTCTGCGATCGCCCTTGCGACCATGCCCCCGCAGCCCTGCACGATCAGATTCTCGATGTTCCGGTGCTTCTGCCAGAGGCGCAGATACGCGACGGGCCGTGCCACGTCTCCGGCCACTTTCAGGTACTGCGGCAGGGCTGTGTTCTCAATGGTCGTGCCGGAGAGATTTTCCGGCTTGCGGAACCAGTCTTCATCCAGCGTCTTGCCCCATCTGTCGTCGCAGCGCTTCACCTGCCGCCAGCTGTCAAAATAACGGATCGTGCTCATGAATTTCTGATAGCCTGTCAGCCGGACGGTCTTTTTCTGCTCAAATACATACGCCTCATACGCCCACATCCGGTAGACCTTCTTCGCGTCCTTGCCAATGTTCCGCTCTGCGCGCCAGCCCAGCAGGACGAATTTGCTCCCCAGCTGCCACGGTTCGCAGAAATAGACGTTATCGTCGATCCCGGCCCGTGAGAGCTGCCCGACGTGCTTTGCCCGGAGCTCCGCGCCGCACTTCGGACAGCGGAATTTGTCCTCCGGGCCGATCTGCATGATGCCCTCCACGAAGCCGAACGGCGCCCAGCCTTTGCCGCAGTCCTCCCCTCTGACCTTCTCTGCGATCCAGCTGCCGCCGCAGGCCGTGCAGGTCACGGACACAGCGTTCTCGCGCATGCCGGTCAGCGGATCGCGGTAATATGTATCCCGGTAGATCGCGTATTCGGACTTGAATTTTGTCTGGATGCACCAGTCCAGCGCACCCTCGGACGGCTGCCTCGGCAGCCGCTCCTCATAATCGATCTGTTCGCTCATCCGAAGAAATCCTCCAGATTCACGATGTTTCCGGCCGGTGCGGGAGGCGCAGCAGGCTCCGGCTTCGGCTTCGGTACTTCTGCCTGTTCCGGCAGGCCGAAATATTTGCGGATGATCTTCTCGGCCTCCGCCCCGGTGCAGCAGCTCCCGTTTTTGCACGCGAACGCCCGAATCTCGGCCTCGCAGCCCTTGAGGCTCATGCCGCCGTGCTTCAGATCGTTCAGCACCAGCTTTGCCGCCGTTTCATCCGGCGCGATCATCTCCAGCAGCTGCTCGCCGCACATCCACACCGGGCCGCGCGGCCCCTGCTGCTTGCGAATGATCTCCGTCGCCTCTTGCAAATATGGATTTTTCATGCTATACTCTCCTTGTACTCGAGATCGCCTGATCTGTCAGGCTTCGCCCCCGTCCGGTTGCTGCCGGGCGAGGGCATTTTTTATCCGAACATCCTGTCCGGCTGATAGCCGAGCTTGGCTACACTGGCCGACTGATGGTATTCCGGCCGCTTGAAGCTGTAGCCCCAGCGTTTTGCCGCCCAGAACAGGGCCGCCGTTTCATCCGCCGCGTGGACGGTCAGCTGGCGGCCCGCGTAATCCACCACGAAATAGTGCTTCCCGGCATAGCCCGGCTGCTCGACGATATCCGCGCGCTTCGCGGCCCGCTCGCCGGGGTAATTGATGCTATTTTGCCGCATAGCTTTTTCCCCTCCTGTCCTTATTTGCCGCCCGCTCGATCTGCCGGATGGCGGCTCTGTCCGGCTCCAGACTGATCTTGTCCCGGTGGTTGATGTCGTAGATGTGGTTTCGGATGCTCTCATAGAGCGTCCAGCTGCAGCAGCGTGCGCTGCATCCCGGCTCCCGGCCGGGGCAGTCCTTCGCGCACGGCGACGGGATCTGCCGCATGCGCGGCGCGTAGATCTGCGCAGTCATAGCGCTTCGTCCTGCACATGCTGGAGCCAGTACGCCAGCTTTTGCAGCCGCGTCTCCTGTTTGAGCAGTTCGTCGGTTGTCTCATGATCTACGCGCGGCATTTCGCACAGGATCGCCCGATCATTCTTGAGATCGTCCGCGTAGGCGTTCACCGCCTCGATCACGTCCGCCAGCTGGTCAGGGCGGAAGCTGACCGGGATCTTCTGCTCCGTCACAGCCAGATCCCCGTCAAAAACGTCGTGAGTGACACGCCGCCGAGGACGGCGGCGATCTCCGTCGCGTGGGCGCAGCCCGCGATGATGCACAGCGCGAAGCCCACGCCAGATAGCCAGATGCAGCCCACCTTCGCCAGCCGCCTCATGGCCTTGTGCCATTGGTAGATCGCCCGGATTCTCTCCCGGCGCTCCTCCAGGCTTTCCCCTTCAGGAACTTCCGGCGGCTCATAGCCGATCCGCCGTTCTGCAAGATTGGTTCTCATTCTGCCAACTCCTTCCTCCATACCGGGCTGTCCTCCCGGTTCACGCAGTAGCGCATGGTTTCCTTGAATCCCTCGCCTATTCCCCGCTGGCAGAACGCGGCATAAAATATGTTCAGGATTCGCGCGGCAGCAGCGCTCAGTTCCAGCGCGCTGCCGGATAGCGCAGATACCGTTTTTTTGCCGTCCATGCCGATCTCGACGTGTACCTTCCCGTTATCCATTGGTTTCCTCCTTCGTCTCCTGCATCCGTCTGACGAGCCGCGCCAGACGGGCGTTTTGTGTAACGAGCTTCTGCGCGTCCAGGTCCAGCCCCTTGCGCTTCAGCCCGTTTATGATCTGCGCCGCCTGGCACTCGCAGGCCAGCGCCGCCTCGATCAGATCATGCAGCTCCTGCGCATCCAGCGTCAGGGTGTAGGTGCTTGCTTTTGCCATGTCGCATCCTCCTTCTGTTCCTGTTCCCGGCGGTATCGTTCCGCCGCCCAGCGGGCAAAGGCGTCGATCACGGGCTCGCCGTTTTCTTCGCCGGGATGCTTAAATTCAAAAGTTTCGCCGGGGAGAAATCTCCCATCCGGCCCCCGTTTCCCAAAAACGGCGATCATGCTCACGCCTCCTTTTCCGCTTGTCACCAGCCCCGCCGCATGGTAAGATGTGGGCGGGTGGTGTTTTTATGACGATTCAACAATTTAAAATCTGTTTTGTGGTCGTGCATTCTCGCAGGCTCAGCGACGTTCTTGCCGCTTTCCCACAGTTTGACTACATCGGCTTGCAAGATGCGCTTCCACCTCGTTTTCTGGATTTCTCCGACTGCCGTTTTGACGACAGCACCGTCGTTACGCTCAGCCCGCTCGGACAGGCGGCCTATGACCACGTTAGGCTAAAGGCCATGGCCGTTTCCATCCCGATTCTGCTTTCCGCCGTCGGCGTGATCGTTGCAATTCTCAAGCCTTGAGTGCCACGATCAGCGCGGCCAGCGCGACGATCATGTTGACCGCGAAATTCCACAGCGTTTCCCGTCTGCGTTCCCGCAGGTCTTCTCGCCGCCATTCTTCCAGACGGCGTTCGATTTCTTCCACCGGCGTTACGCCTCCTTCCGCTCCTCCTGCTTGCCTTCCTTCGCCAGCATCATGCCATAGGCGATATCGCTCAGGCGCTGCATCTGCGCGGGCGTCAGCTTCTCGGTGCTCTTGTTCAGGCTCTCGATTGCCTGCTTTTCTTTCTCGGACATTTTTCTCACCTCGCGTTGTCACTTTGTTTGCTTTTGCTGTTGACCTTGTAAACACAATATAGCATCTAAAAGTTCACTTGTCAACACTGTTTCTGAAAAATTTTAAAAATATGTTGACTGTGTAAACAATGTGTGCTATTATACAAATGCGAAAAGGAGGTGGCGTGATGAATGAGCGTATCAAGCAGATTCGTCAGTCCGCTGGTCTAACGCAGTTGCAGTTTGCTGAACGGCTCGGTCTTTCTCGAAACTTTATTGCTATGATAGAGACCGGTGGTCGAGACCCTAGTGATCGCACTATTTCAGACATTTGCCGTGAGTTTAATGTTAATGAGGACTGGCTCCGGACTGGCAATGGAGAAATGGCGCGCAAGCTGACGCGCAATCAAGAGATTGCCGAGTTTATGGGTGGCTTTATGAACGAGCCGGACGATTCCCCCCGCAAGCGTTTTGTCTCAGTTCTCAGCAAACTCAGCGCTGACGAATGGCAACTGCTCGCCGAGATCGCAAAAAAAATGGCCGAGGACGAATAATCGTCCCCGGCCCATTTTTTTGTTTCCGCGTCTATGCGATCAGCGTCCGCATAAAGCGCCAGATCAGATCCAGATCCGCATCTGTGGCCAGCCGCAGCAGGCGTTTGATCTCTTTCAGCAGTATATTTCGCTCCATTTCCATAAGTGCCTCCATTCTTCCACAAAAATCTCTTCTATTTTTTGTTTACTATTGCCGTTGAGGTTTTCTTCCATTTGATTTACAATTTAGATAAGATGTTCCTTTTCATCGCATGATTATCATAGAACATCCGTTCGATAATTACAATTATAAGATTTTACAAAATTATCTTATAATAATTGGAGGTTTTGCCATGAGGCAAGCATGGCGCGCGGCTCTGTATACGCCGTGTAAGGATTGCAATCCATAGGAGGGTTTATGTACTGTAATAAATGCGGCAAAGAGATCGATGACGAGGCTTTGATCTGCCCGCACTGCGGCTGCGGCACCGTGAATTATATCCGCGATCAGTCAAAGGCGGAGGCCCGCGTGCAGGTGCAGGCCGCACCGGCGCGGAAAAAGCGCTCGACTGCTCTGCTGCTTTGCATTTTTCTTGGTGGCCTTGGGGCGCACCGGTTTTATGTCGGCAAGATCTGGACGGGGCTTCTTTGGCTCTTTACGCTCGGCTTTTGGGGCATTGGCACGCTGGTTGATTTTTGCCGAATCTATGATAACAAATTTCCAGATGATGCAGGCCGCCCGCTCTATGACGAGTATACGGATGGTTTAACGCCCGAGGAATACGAGGAGGCCGTCGCCGGGCCGCGCAAGGTGCGAAAGATCGTGATCGTTGTTGCGCTTGCGCTGTGTGCCGGCTGTTTTTTGATCCTGCGCGTCATACCGAGCCTGATGTATGCGCTCGGCTTTTGAGATTCGCCCGCGCCGCTGGCCGAACAACGGCGCGGGCTTTTGCTTGCGCAGGCGACCGGGAGCCGTCTGTAACTTTAGGGTAGCCTGCCCACGGTAGCCTTGTAAAGATGTGACAGTTGCTTTTTGCAGTCAGACGTCTTGCTTTTTTGGGGGGAATGATATGTTTTGAAGGAAAAATTATCTGATTTATGCCGTGAGCAGAAGCAGACGATCACTCCGCACAAAACAAATCAGGACGTCGCCGAAAATACCGACCTTTCCGTCGGCACCGTCTCCCAGTTCTTTCGCGGCGACATCAAAAATCCGTCTGTTTACACGGTCGGCCCGATCTGCCGGGAGATGGGCGTTTCTATGGATGAGTATTTCGGCATCCCGCATGATGAGCCTGCCGAGCCTGCCGAGCCTGCCGAGCCTTCCGATGCTGAAAAACTCCGTGCCGAGAACGCGGCCCTTCGTGCGCAGCTTGCCCAGCAGCAGAAATCCCTGCGTATGCACCGGCTTGTTACGCTCATCCTCTTGGGCATTCTTTCGCTGTGTGCCCTTGTGCTTGTGGCCGACGTGCTCATCCCATCAATCGGCTGGATTCGCACATGAAAATTACCGCCCCGGCCCGATCAGCCAGAGCGGTATCTTTGGAGGCTTTTGTGGATAATTTGAATCTTGCCAACGTCGTGATCTACGCCCGGTATTCTTCCGCCGGGCAAAATGACCAATCCATAGACGGCCAGCTTGCCAAATGCCGCGAATACGCGCAGCAGCGCGGATACCGCGTCGTTGGCGAATACTGCGACCGGGCGCTGTCCGGGCGATATGCAGAGACGCGTCCGGAGTTCCAGCGCATGATTTCGGACAGCGCGAAGCACGCGTTTGATTTTGTGCTTGTCTGGAAGCTCGACCGCTTTTCCCGCGACCGGTACGACAGCGCGATCTACAAAAAGAAGCTGCGCGCGAACGGCGTGCGCGTCCTGTCCGTGACCGAGGGCGTCGGCGACAGCAGCGAGAGCGTGCTGCTGGAGGCGATCCTGGAGGCTATGGCGGAGGAATATTCCCGCCAGCTTGCCCAGAATGTCCGTCGTGGGATGCGCCAGAACGCCGAGAAGGGTTTGAGCCTCGGCGGCCTCCCCCCGCTCGGATACCGCGTCGTGAATAAGCAGTACGAGATCAATGAGGATGAGGCCCGGATCGTCCGCTTTATCCATGAGCAGTATGCCGACGGCGCAGGGCAAAAGCAGATCGTTGCCGACTGCGCGCGGCTGGGCTACCGTAACCAGCGCGGGAACCCGCTCACATTAGCCTCGGTAAAGCGTATCCTTGCAAACGAGCGGTATGCCGGCAGATATGACTACCTCGGCGAGATCGTGATCGAGGACGCATTCCCGGCCATCGTATCAAAGGAGCTAAAAAAGCGCGTGCGCGACCGGCTCAAGGCGAATTCCAAGGCCCCCGGCCATGCAAAGGCGAAGGTGGAATACCTGCTGCACGGGAAATTGTTTTGCGGCGAGTGCGGCGCGCCGATGATAGGGGAGTGTGGGCGCGGCAGGCACGGCGCGACGTATTATTATTACACCTGCGCCGCGCGGAAAAAGCAGCACACCTGCAAAAAGCGCAATGAGCGCAAGGACGAACTTGAAGCCTGTATTGTGGATTATATCGGCTCCTGCGTGCTGACGGACAGCTGGATCGACGTCGCAGCCGAGCGCGTTGTGGCGGAGTATCAAAAAAGCTATGACGCTTCCGGCATTAAGCCGCTCGAAAAGCAGATCCGCGACGCCGACAAGGAGATCGATCAGCTTGTCGACGCGCTGATCTCCGCAACGGCAGAGGCAGCCCGCCGCAGGATCAACGAGCGCATTGAAACTGCCGAGGCCCGAAAGCAGGCGCTGGAGGCCGATCTTGCATCCCTCCGCATCGCCAGCCGCGTCCAGATCAAAAAAGAGGACGTCGCCGCATGGCTCAACCAGTTCCGCAGAGGCAATTCCTCTGATCTTGAATACCGTAAAAAAGTTATAGATCTATTCGTAAACGCGATCTATCTGTACGATGATTCTTTCAAGTTGTTCCTGAATGTCACCGATTCCACCCAAGTCACCTACGCCGACGCCCTCGCCCTCGCGCCGCCCCCCGTTTCGGATTTCGGCGCGTCCGGTGTACCAGATATGCACTTATCCGAACACATCATGTTTGTGAATGGTGTTATTGGGATGATCGTGCAAAGATGAAAATTCCCTCTCCGGTTTGGAGAGGGAACTTTTTTATTTTGCGATATGCTCATAATACTCCATCAGCTTGTGCTCCGGGCCGGGGCCGTCTTTATCGATCAAAAACGCTTTTGCCAGTGCGGCGTAGAATTCCGGGCGGTTTAGGCCGAACTCTACGGCGACTGGGTAGTAGTCCGAGTACATCATGTTCATCGTCACGCCCCACGCCCAGTGGGGGATCTCGTGCTCTGGGATGCCCATGCTGTCGGCGATGGCCGTTGTCTGATCCATCGTCCAGTGCGGGCCGGTCGAGCCGTCGGCATTCTGCATATGCTCGGCCCAGTGCATGGCCGTTTCTCGGTCGAACGCTGCTGCATCCGGTTCGTCTGCGCGGCAGTCCAGCTGCTCCAGCCTGCGGATCGTCTTCGCGTACAGGCCGACTTCCTCTGCACTTCCGAGCGTCACGGGCTTCTCCATGGCCTCGTGCAGCTTGTGATAAAGTTTATCCATATACTCTTTCATGCTCACGCCTCCTGTATATACCGGTAGAGTTTATCTACGTCGTTTTGATCAAAGCGCAGATCGCCCAGCAGCGGCACCGATACGGTCAGCTTGTTTTCAAATCTCGGACGCGCCGCGTTATAGAGCTTGTCGAGGTCGATGTTCCCTGCGTCGTCGAAGATCTGCATGAGCTTGACCGCCGGATTGTCGCGCAGCGCAAGGATCTTCTCGCGGCTGCCCTCCATGATGAGCGCCAGCATGATCCCGGCCCCGATGCCCTTGCCACCCGGCAGGTGCGGAATAACCTCATTATCCGCGTAGCGCATCGCGCCGCGCATGGCCTGATCTATCGTCACTGTCATTGCAGATTCCCTCCTTTAAGGATGGGGCGGCTCATCGCCGCCCCGTTTTCTTAGCTGTTGCAGCACCCGCCGCACTTCGGGAGCGGATCATAGAGCGTCTGCGCCGTCGTTGCGGTGCCGGTGGTGACGTCGGCGACCTGCTTGGGATAAAACGTCGCGTTGACGTAGGTCTTCAGGGCGTTGTCGCCGCAGCAGCGGCGCTCGGCCTCCATCTTGACCGCGCCAAGCGCCTCCTTGCGGACGCAGTCCACATCCTGCTTGACGAGCGTGAAGCTGTCCTCGGTGCGCTGGTTGTGGACGGCCTGCTTGCACAGCGCCTCACGGACGTCCTTGAGCTGCCCGTCGATATACCCGTACATCTCCAGCATTTTCTGGTCGTTGTACGTGTTGGCCTTCAGGAGCGCGATCTCGCTGTCCTTCGCGGCCAGCTTCTGCTCCCGTTCAAGATCGTAGCGCGTGACCGGCATGTTCTCGCTGCACGTCGGCTCCTGCTGGCGCGAAGCCAGCGCAGCGGCCAGTGCTGCCATGGCGGG